GAGCGCCCGAGTGTACGTAGCTACCACGGTTCCCACAGCACCAGAGGCACTTCTACCTGTAAGGGCCTGAACTGTACCTGCGTTGGTTACGGTACCTACTGCGCCAGAAGCTGCTACGCCTATTAAGGCAACTACGTTTGTCTTGGTTACACCCCCCACTGCGCCAGCAGCAGATACTCCCGTGATCGCAACAGACTTGGCAACACTTAGGGAACTTAATGACCCTGAAGCAAAAACTGTAGCGAGAGAAGGCGAGTATTTTGGGGTACCAACTTCTCCAGATATAACTTGCCCAGCGCCCCAAGAGCCACCACCCCATGTACCGCCGCCCCAACTAGAGCCTAAGTTGATAGAGAAGTTGGGAGTGAGTGAGCCTACTGCCCCAGAAGCGGCTACACCTGTGAGCGCTTGCCTGCCTATTACCGAGCCAACAGCCCCCGAGGCAGCTACGCCTGTGAGAGCAATTGAAAGGTTAGGGGTGAGAGTACCTACAGCCCCAGAGGCGGCTACACCTGTGAGTGCAATGCTCGTATTGCCACGAGACAAAGTACCAACGGCACCAGAGGCTGACCTACCTACGAGGGGTTGCCCACCAAGAACGGAGCCAACAGCCCCAGAGGCGCTTCTACCCGTGAGTGCAACAGTACCGTTACGCGTAACAGTACCAACAGCCCCGGAGGCTGATACACCTGTGAGTGCAACAGCACCGTTACGCGTAACAGTACCAACAGCCCCCGAGGCGCTTCTACCCGTGAGTGCAATGCTCGTATTGCCACGAGACAAAGTACCAACGGCACCAGATGCGGTTCCGCCGGTTAGCTGGTCGGAGCCGCCCCATGTGCCACTGCCCCAAGTACCCCCACCCCAAGCAGTAGCCATGATTTACACAGCCTTATGGCTGTCCGCGTTTAGGTCGTGGCCAAGCGCAGCAGGGCGGTTGTAGTTCCGTTGGCGGGCATGGTCAGTGTAAACGTACCTGCCGTAATTGTCTGGGAACCAAAGGTGTGGACGCTGACTGCTGTGTTGTTTTGCGTAGAGTTGTAAATTAACACGGTGTCAAACGCGGTACCTAACGAGACGTTGGTGTACACCAAACTTCCACCGGGCGTCCAGTAGGCGACACCTGCGGTAGCCGAGGAGTTAGTTGCCGTGACTGCGGTGCCATTGGTTACCGCAATACCGCCAGCGGTATAGTTGGTGCCCGTCACTTCACCCGTTGCAGTGTAAGCAGTAGTAGCAGCACTGATAGACGGAGAAGCCGAAACCAGATACAGCGCGGCTTTGAAAGAATCTATCGTAGGAGCCGTCAAGCTAGTACGTGAAACCAAAGTAATGGAACCAAACTGATGTCCGCCGCTGAGCAACTGGCCCAGAAACGAAGTGCACATTGATTGGGTATTTGCCATGATATTTCCTTAGAAAATTGCGGTTTCGCCGCCTACAAAAGTAGGCGATTTTTTGAGGGTTACATGCACCGAGCGATGCACCAGCTCGTCCAGCAGCCAGTACTCAGTCCAAGTTGTGAACTCGTCTTCATTGTCTACAGAGCCCTCCTGCTTCACAAGCAAGGAGTCATCCATTTCACCTTTGGTGGTCGTAACAATCAATTTGAACTCCTGATAAGTGCGGTTGTCGCGGTATTGGCAGGCATTGTAACCAAGAACGTCGTAGTCGAGGTCTTGTCTGCACCGAAGTCGATGACTGCAATTGCCCGATTAGCCTTACTTGCATTGTAGATCAATGCACAGCGTGCCGTCAAAGCAGAAGTCCAGCTTATATTGGCCCAGTTAGCGTAGGCAGTGTAACCCGAGGAGCTAATGGCAACGCCCGTCAACGTGTTGCCCCCTGCTGTATACCCTGACGCTACAACCTCATTGGTTGTAGAGTACACCGTGGTGTCCGCGCCTAGGTTTGCGTTTCCCGTGTACAAAGCCATCTTAATGATGTCCGTGGACAGGTCGTGGATGCCTTGATACAGCTCCTTCTTGAAGCTGGTAGTTTGGGTTTGGACAATTGCCATGTTAGGTTACCTGCTGGCGGTACTGGCCGCTGCGGTAGGAATCTTGGCGCTCCATGCCATCGCCCAGACGTTTAGCCAAAATGATGGCGTCTTTAAACTTGTCGTTGTACAGACCGATGATGTCCTGCTCACCCTTCATGTAGGTGTAGGCTTCTATCAACGAGCCGTACAGGAGCACCGAGTCAAAGTTGTCGCCCAACCACGTTGTCAGCGCCGTAGTGATGGACTCTGGGTAGTAGAAGTAGTGCAGCTCTGCGGAGTACGTGGTATCCGGCGTTGGGCCAAGGATGAACGAAAGCTCTGTAGTCGGCACAGGCGGTGCACCGGAAGTAGTCGTCGGGCCAAACAGGGCGTAGTACTTGGGCAGGCCCGTACTCGTAGAGTTGGGGTACGCTTCACGAATGAAGTTCACATCCTTGTTGAGCAAAAATGTGTAATCGCCACCAGCCACGGGGAACACTGCAATCGAATATACGGCCAAGAAATCATCTGGGCAGGACAGGTATTTGTTGCTAGCTGTCACCGTCCCGGTCACGTTCTTGCGAAGCGATGGGAATTGGATGGTGTTGTAGATGCGCTGCTCTGCCTGCGTAATGAACGTGTTCATCGCAGTTGTCGGGAACGTATTCTCCGTGTAAGTGGAGACCGCCGTGACTAGCGCACTGTAGTTCATGCCATCGGGCCTCGTGCTGTGATACCGCGAGTGGCACAACCATTTCCACGGGTAACAATACCGGAAGTCTTGGTAGGCTCGTTACCAGCGGATTTGCTGATGTTTCCGACACTGGTGTCGTAAGCATCCAACTTGCTGCGGTTGGGTTCTTTGCCGGGGTTACCGGAAATAGCAACAGCTTTGCCTGACATAGTGTGGGGCTTGGCATACAGGATAGCTGGGCCGATCTCTTTGCCCATTTTCTTCATACTTTGGGTTGCCATGACTGCTCCTTACGTTTGGTTCGCCACTCGGGCCAGATTGCGGCCCATCTTCAGCCGCGATGCGTCCGATACACCGGAGCTTTTCTTGCCGCCTGCGGTGGCTTTGGCCGTTGGGCCGCTATTGGGAAGAACTTTAGCATCGGTCTTGCCTTTTGACACGATGCCGTCTGCTGCTTTTTTGTATGCCATGATTAACTCCTATGAAACCGTTACGGTTACTGTACCTACGCTCGTTGTCCCGACCAGATAGTTCGGAGTCAAGACAGCATCAAAACCGGAGGAGCCGCCAATCGGCCCCCAACCCCACTGAATATCCCTAGAGCCGCCACTATTGTACCCATCTGACATCGGGCCGGATACCTCGTATGTTGTGTCATTGCGGGGATTCCGCACTGCTTGAGGGTCATCTACCGGAAACGTGCCCAACATCAACTGCGGCTGATCGGGATCCCAACACTGTGGGCACACAAGCAAATTGAATATACGTTGCTTCTGTACTTCCTTCTTCAGCTCGGTCAGCTTATAGCGCTGCCCGCAACGGTCGCACATGGCGACCGCATTTTTACCAGAAGAAAACCTATTGCCCATACCTTAGTTGATGAACATTTGGCGGGGCACCAAACGGATTGAAGCCTTCTCGCGGTCTTCATCGCTGGCCAACTGCCATGCTTCGTCGTATTGGGCTTTAAGCATATCAATGCGCTGTGCGCCGTTAGGCACCTTGAGCGCCAAGTAGTACGCCAAACCCGCGACCATGCAAGGGATGAACCGGAACGGGACATCCATCGTGTTTATGCCAGAGCCAGCATCGTCAATGCGGCGCATGCGCCAGTACACGAACGTGTACGTCTGAGAGCTGTCAGGGGTAGGCCATACTGTAAACCGTGGGGCCGACTGTAGACGTTCGATCCACACTTGAATAGGACGGGCCTGTTGCAGCTTATTAGGGATCGTGGCGTAGGTGGACACACTGATGCGTGTGATCGTCAAATCGGCCTGTGTAGCCGCGCTACCGGCCCCGGTGCGAATCACATGCTCCAGCAAGTCAACGGTGTCCGCAGGTAGATCATACGTAGCTTGACCGGGGATCATTGTGATCGACCCCTGTTCAAACGTCCACATGTTGACGCCCCTATTGGCCCAGTCAGCAAACAGTAAGTTTAAAGACCGTCGAGCAGTCTTCAGGTCATAACCCGTGCGTAACTCGGAACCGCAACGCTCAAAAGCCTCCTCTACCAGTTCGGTGAGGTCTAGATTAAACGCGGTGGTGCCGGAGACTGCCATGATTAAACTTTCTTAGCGATGCCGTATCCGCGATAGCCGGTGGCCCGTTTGGGAGTTACCTTGACAGCACCGCCAGTGGCCATTTTCTTGACACGACCGCCACGTTTCATGGCATTACCTGCTTCGTCGCCTTCACCCTTGCTGAGAAGGGCGCGTGCAGCAGCGTTGGGGTCACGCCGGGGCACATACGCGGCCATAGTAGCGTCGCGACGCTCTGCTTCTTCCATCTTGTCAACGGCGGCTTTACCGCTTTCGCGGTACTGGTCACGGCGGACATTTGCACTGTCGTCACGAAGGGGGTTGCCTTTTTCGTCAAGACCTTTGTCCGCATTCTCTTGTGCACGCATAGTAGCCATATCTTGCGCTGTATGGCGAGCCACGTTGACGCCAAATTTTGTGCCTTCGGGTGCTTTACGGGTCAGCCCACGCTCTTTGTTCAAAAAGTCACGTAGGGAAAGACCGGAGTCTTCCAGTTCTTTTTTAGATACAACACGATTGGTAGCCATGATTACTTCCTTGCAGTTTTAGCAGCATCTACAAACGCTTGGTCTGTAGGTGCGCCGATAGTTCCGGGCTTACGCATCTTGGCTCCGCTTGCGCGTTTTGCGTTGATATTCGCGTACAACCCACCCTTGGCCATCTTCTTGCCCTTTGGCACTTTAGCGGGGTTGATGTCCCCCATGCCGCGACAGGCTAGCACGTTTTGCCGCCCATATTGAACTGCTGTGCACGAGTCTTACCGCGCTGGGCAATACCGTCAGCCGAGGAACGGAATGTACCGCCCTTGGCTAGCTTCAGGGACGTGCCCTTGCTGCCCTTATGCTCTTGAGCATCGTGCTGCTTGAAGGCTTTCTTAATCATGGCCTTGTCCTGAGCTGTATCCGTCATGCCGCCTTCGGCCATCTTCTTTGTTTTCAACTGGCTGAAGTCAAAAGCCTCCTCTTTCTTGGAGCCTTCTTTGCCCTTGCCTTTAGCCTCAACATCCTTGCCCGACTTCTCGAACTTGGCAAATGGGTTTACGCCTTTAGTAGCCATAGTGTCACCACCTTTTGAAAATTTCTTGCCGGTATCGGCCTTGTTAAAGTCTTGTCCCACGGACTGTGAGACCCCTACCTTCTTGGCAAAAGCAGGGCTATGCGCCACAGCAGCCATGAAATTGTGTTGCTTCTTGCTGGTCGATGGCATTACTTGCCCCACCAGTGCGCGATCTGCACGAGAAACGCGCCAACAGCCCCGCCAGCTCCACCAACAGCAAGAAGCATCTTCCAACCGCCTTTGGCCTCAGACAAAGTTCTGTCTATATCCATGAGGGTCTTTTGCATTATTGCCACACTTTCGACTAATTTATCCATATCGGATTGTAAGTGCGCAATGTCGGCTGCGTGGGTAGCTAGCTCGCGGGCAGTTTGTATAGCGTCGGTCATTTCAGCATTTCCATCGGGCTAGTGAAGCAGCCTTGCGTGTGGGCTTGCCGCTATCGTCTTTCATTGGGCCGGGCATACCTGCCATACGTGCGCAAAACGACTTCTTACGTGGGCCACCTTCGGGCTGGGGAGCCTTTAGATTTGAGCCGGTAGCAGCGTTGTACTTGGCGCGCCCTTTGGCTGTAAGCCCCGCCCCCTTAGAGACCGGTAGCTTCTCGCCGCGACCTACTGCAAGGGATGGATTCTTCTTAGCCATAGAACACCGTAATTTTTGCGGTGGCGGGTAGCGTTACGTGTACATCCGTGTAAAACAAAATTCCCTCTCCGGGAATCGTAAACGATAACGGATTCAGTGGTGTAGCGGGAATGTTAAATTGAAGCCGTACAGTTCCAGAAGCGCCGCCGTCCCGAAAAATAATATCTCCCGCCGTACCGCCCCCTAAAAACTGATAGCCTTTAACACGTACACGACCAGACACCATAGTGCCAGTAGCCTCAGCGTGTGTTGCTTGAACGTCAGTTTGCATTGCCATACCAATCTCCTAAAAGTGCGGGGCCGAAGCCCCCGAGATCAATTACTGCTGGTTGGCGGGCTGGGACATGTTGCCGCTAGAGTCGCGCACCATGTAGGTGACCAGTACCGTAACAGCGCCAGTCACCGAAGAGCCTGTAGCGGTCAAAGTAAGCGCCGCGTCAGTTGCACCGACGTTAGCTTGTACGGGGGTAAACGTAGCAGCGATAGTCACAGGGTATGTGCCAGCCGAAGTGATGGTAGTCGCAGTTGCAACGTCAACGGTAGCAATTGTTGCTTTCAGCGTGGTAGCCGAGGCAAACAAAGTGGTTGTTAGAAACTGGACTGACGTAATAAGCGCACCAGCAGGGATAAAACCAACTGTAGTGGGGGTGGCTGCAGCAGCAATGACTTGAGCAGCAGTGAGGTTAAAGGCTTGGGCAACGATGGTTGCGCCGGTGTTCTGCACGGTGCCAGCAGTGGTGCCGGTGGTGTTTTTAACGGTGCCGAGCAGCCAAGGGCCGAGGTGAGTTGCGAATCCCATGATATGTGTTCCTTACATACAAGCTAAGTGCGTCAATCGGTATGTCGTCTGCTGGGGCAGTTTGGCGCACTGGGAGTCCCAGATGGCTGCAATATAGCACAGTAGTTTGGCGGGTGCAACAGGATGTTGGTGGCTCACATAAAGCAGTGTCTATTATGGTCAGCAAACGCCGGAGCTAAACCGACGCACCACCAACAGGGTGAGAATACAACGAAAAAAGGGCCCCCGAAGGAGCCCTTTTAGCTAAGCCCTAGAGCTTAGGCGCCGGGGGAACCGAACACGCCCAATGGATCGCTCCAGCCGAAGCTGTAACGCTCGCGTGCTTTGTATCTCACGTTGCCTGTGTCAAAGTCACCGTCCATTTTGGTGTCCAAAGCCACACGTTCGAAGTGCTTCAAGCCATCAGGCACGTCAGTCGTCAGGAACCAGCCGTTTGTGTCGGTCAGGTAGTGATTGACGGTATAGCCTTCAGGGATCGAGCCGTTGTTCTTCAGGGCGTTGATGTCGTTGTCGGTAGTGCCAACACGGAGGCTGGTTTCCAACAGACGAGTAGCAACGAACATCAGAGCGGTCGGGATGATGAGCTTCTTAGGCTTAGCAGCGATCAGCAGGCCCTTTTCATCTGTCCACAGAGCAATCTGAATAACGGCGGCTTCTAAGGAAGTCTCGTTCAAATCAGCGCCGGTGGTAGGACGATTGGAGTTGCTTCCACCATTAACCAAGGGGTGCGCCGTGGAGAACAAAGGCACGCCATCACCACCGTAATAAGCGGCAGAGTTGGTGAAACCGTTGTTCAGGACAGCAGCAGCCTTGACCTGTTTGGTGTAAGCCATAGCGCGAGCCAGACCTTTGGTGTAACGAGCAGACAGCGAGTCGTACAAGTTATCTTCCATAGCCTCTTCGGTAATGGCGAAGCCCAAAGCGATGGTTTCGTGGTTGTACCGGGCAGTGAAAGCTTCCTGCGCATTGTCATAAGCAATGGCTTGGCCCTCATTCTTCACCGGTGCAGCGCCGAAGCCCGCCAGTTTGGTTTCTTCTTCAAAGCTACGCTCCGATGTCTCGGTGACGTAGATTTCTTTGTGCTCTTCGCCGTAGCGGGCGTATTCCAGACCAAAAAGTCCGTTCAAGCCGGGGAGCAGTTCTTTAAGTAGTTGTGCGCGTGAAACAGCCATGATTTAGCTCCTTTTACAGACCAACAGCGTTGCTGTAAGAGTGGTATCCGGGGTTGAACTTCACCAGAATATCAGTATAGGCGTCACCCACAGTAGAGAAACCGACCATGTCAACGAATCCAACAACGCGGAAAGCGGCGGTGGTAGTTACCATAGAAGACTCCAGCACAACAGCGGTAGTCGAATTGCCCGAAGTGGTGCTACCGGTAGAGGTAGATTGCACAGCAGACAGGAACGTGTTAGTACCCAATGCGGCAAAAGTCACAATGCCCGAAGCTTGCACTTGGAACACGGTGCGGTCGTCGTCGATAACGATGCCTACGGCATCAGCAGCAACGGTACCAGTTGGCCAGTATTGTGCAAACACTTTTTGCTTCGTACTTGGATTGGTGTAAGAGCAACCCACAAATACACCCAAGCAGCCAGTGTTAGCCGTACCAGTGGGGAAACCATTGGTAGTAGCGTCAGCACCGGTAGAGGTGGCGATTTGCAGATAGCCGGTAGCGGCAACATAAACCAACGAACCGTTGTAAATGTTTGCGCCATAACCGGAGGCGATGGGGATGTTCCGGGTGCTACCTGCATAAGGTAGGCCACCCAGCTCATTTACGGCTTTAAAGCCGTAGGGAGAAGCAGTTGATGCCATATAAAAAACTCCAATTATTTAGAACCGGAACCAAAGTTTCCGCGAGTGGATGTTGACTTACGTTCAGAGAACAAAGTCGCCATACGCGGGTCTTGCTGGCGCATAAAGTTATTGTCCACAGACTCCATATTAGTCTGCGCCACATTGTTGTAGTAATCAGAGATGGCTTGCGCACGTTCGGTAGGCATCTTGCAAAGCATTAGCCCACCAATTTCGACGTTGCCCGTCTTCTCATTACCAACCAACATCAGCTCTTCGTGGTCTACTGCCTTTACCGGAACCCAACCGTCGCGCAATTTACTTGACACGTTAGTAGGGTTACTTACTCCCAAGATATGAGTTCCAATCCACCGATAGGTGTATCCGGGCTCAGGCGTGGGATCGGGCAGTGTGCTCGAAGGGGTATACACAATGCGAGCACTTTTGTCGCGTGCAGAGAGATCACGGGATGTACGAGAATCAGCCATATTAAGCCTCCAGTTTTGCTACTTGAGCAGCGTATTGCTGCGGGGTCATTCCAAATTTCTTCGCTAGCGCTACCGCTGACGTAGTAAGTTGAACCTTGCGAACTCCAGACGAACGTGTCGCAGGAGCGACCACCGATGCAGGACGCCTGTTGGCTTCACTTTTTCCGAACACTTCCGGGAACTTACTCTTCACACGAGCATCAATTTGCTCGAAATACTCGTCACTTTGCGGATTCACACCCGAGTTCACTAGCTTTTGGTGCAGCCCTAGTGAGTAGCTGGTAACGTCTTCAAACCCATCAGACCCGAACCACTGGTTTTTTGCCTGCCAGCGCAGAGATTTTTCGTCAGGTTGCACCCGTTGAGGTGCTGGTTGTTGTGTTTGTACCGTATTTTCTTGTGCTTGTAAAGGGGTATGTCGATAATTCTTTACAGCTTCCAATTTAAACTTGGCGTCTGTCATCGCTTCTTGTGCTGCAATGATGGCGTCAGTGTCAAAAGCTTCCTGCGCTTCTTTGTACTGCCGACGTGCTTGTGCCATCTCGGCTTCGGCAGCGGTCAAGTTAGATGCCACTACTTGCTTCGTACCTTGGTCAACATAACCCCGTAGAGTTTTGTTCTCCTCCATGATGCGCTGCGCAAAAGTTTCTAGCTCCTGCTTTTCTCGCATAGTCGCTTCTTTAACGCGGCGCTCGTCGTGACGAGCATGGGTCAGTTCCTTGATGCGATTACGCACCTTGTCAGAATAGGACTCAATTTCTTCGTCGGTAGGGTCTACGACTTCCCGATCAAGGGGTTTGCGACCTCTGTCCCGCTCGGGGGTGTCATCAACAACTTCGATCTCTACATCACCGTCAGTGACTTCAATTTCGATGTTCTCGTCATCTGTTTCGTGGGGGAATTTAAATTGTTCAGCCATGATTGCTCCTAGACGTGTGAAATACCACGGGGGTCTTGGACGACAGCTTCAATCTGGTCGTCGTTGATAAGCCGCATCTCTTTGCCGTACATTTTGAAGCGGGTACCCGTGTACGTGCGCACCATAACGAAGTCACCGGCTTTACACCAAGGCCCGTTGGGAAACTTGACAGCGTCCTTGTACGCGTCGGGGCCGACACGCAGGACGAACAGAACCGAAGTGGTCTGCTCTTCACGGTGGGCAACGTCCCAAGGCTTCTCAAGGTCTAGCTCCGTGCCGTCGATCTTTTTTGAGACTTCAGGGACAATGCAAAGCATCTTGTAGCCAGCAGGCGTTGGTAGCAGTTGCGCTTTTTCTTCGTCGGACGCTTGCTCATCCGGCTTTGCAGTCGGTTGGAGAGCTTTTGGCAGGACGATACCCGGTGGTAGTAGGATTTCACTCATCTGAGGTTTCGACTTTCTTTAGCAGGGCCAGTAGGTGAGACTCTGCGTAGGCTAGGCCCTGAATAACCCCGCAAAGTTTTTGGTACTCGTCAAAGGTACGACAGGCCCCACCAGCCAAGTCGTCCGCGTAATTGTTCATGTCTTCACGTATTTTCTGGCGCAGTACGTCTGCGAATTGGGAAATCACTCAGTTTCTCCTTTTGATGCGGCTGGTCGGGCCGTTTGTAGCGCTTTGAGCGCCTGATCTCGTTTGTCTTTGGCGATCTGCGTGCCGATCTGTATCCCTGCACGCTCCTGCTCAAAGGCTTGCTTTTGCTTGCTTTCGTTGATCTGTGCCCCCATTTGCGTGCCTTTTAGCTGCATGTTGGCTTGAAGTTCGGCCAGTTTCAGCTTGTTTGCATCGGTTTTAGCGTTGATGTCTGCTGCCAACTGCTTCTCTTTGAACTGCATCTCAGCCTGCGCCTTCTGCTGTTCCAACTGCAACTCGCCTTGCTTGATCTGCAACTCGCCTTGCTTGAGCTGCAACTCCTGCTGCTGCATCTGCACCAGTGGGTCTTGTGCTTGCTGCTGAGCCTGTTGCTGCTGAGCCTGCTGTTGGTTCTGCTGCAGCGACTGTTGAGATGCCTGCGCCAGCATGCCTGATAGGGCTTGTTCGATCTCTGGCGACAGCTTGTCGTCTTCGTCCGGCATGGGAATGCCCAACTGCGCTTCGATCTGCTTGCGGTACATGTACCCTGTGTGGTCGGCAATGTGCGCCATGAGCGCTGCTTGGATCATCGGGAACTTAGGGTTCTGGCCAATGGCCTGCATGACCATTGGGTCTTGCAGCATGGACATGTGCACCTGCATGTGGGCCTGATGGTCTTGGTACTGGAACGCCTTGACCGGCTCGCCCTTGAGGACAGCCATGTTCTCAGACACGGGGTCTTTCGGTTTCATGTCGTCCGGCAGGGGAACCAGCTTGTCTGCATTCTTGATGCCCAGCACCTCCAGCATATTGCGGTGCAACTGGGGCATATTGTAGATGTCAGGTGCCGACTGCGCCATTTGCATGACTGCTTGGTACTGGACAACGCGCTGGCTCATCGTAGCGGCGTTGGGGTCACTGACGGGAATTACGTCCACATGGTCGTAGTCTTCCTTCTTAGCGCCTTGGTTGCCGGACTCGTCGTCACTTCCTTCCGGCTCGTACTCGTAGTTCGTGTCCGTGTAGTCACGGATGATCCCTGCCAGCAGACGCAACTCTTGCTTGAAACTGTAGTGCAGGCGGGCTTGGACTGCCGACATCACCTTCAGTTGGCGTTCCAGCAGCGCCAGCGTGGTGCCCACCGGTGCCTGAGCTGACATGTCGCTTACGTTCATGTCCGCCGTGGAGGCGAAGCGACGGCCTTCTTCGACGATGTTACCCAGCAGGGTGTACAAAACCTGACTTGGCTCTTTGTAAGGCAGCGGTAAGATATTGTCCCGCAGTGCGCCTGAACCGATGTCTACGTCTCGGAACTCTCCCGGAGCGATTGGCGTGTCATCGCCCTTAATCCTAAGTCCACGAGACTTGAGTCCGCCGGGGAGGTTGGAAAGTGTGCCCGCGTCCACGAGCTGTCGCATAATACTGGTAGCCGATTTCGCAAACCCGCCGATGAGGTGAAAGAGTCCGAAGCCGTACGCACCAAAGCCGGGGATGTATTGGTAGTGGACGAAATGTTGGCGCTTGAGTTTGAGGTCATCTTCTTCCAGCCAGTTACGGCGAATTGCGAGCACCTGATTGGAGCCCTTAATCATCGTCACGACGTACGGCAAAGCTATACCGGTTTCCTCGCCATCTTCTTCGTCGTTATATCCGTCTATGTCTAAGTCAACGTGCACTTCGTACAGGGTGTACCGTTCATCGTTGATGTCCGTGAAGCCAGTCTCCTTGTCCTTGGCCTTTTGGATGTCCGTGGACTGCTTGGTCGGCTCTTCCAAGTCGCAATCACGATAGAACCCCGCCTTCTGCAGCTTAATGATCTCGTTCTTGGTCTTGCGCATGACGTGCGTGATGCGGTAGCAAGTGTCCAGATCGGTCGTGCCATAGGGGAGAATGATGTCCTCGGCGGGGATGAACATCGAGACCTGACGGTTCAGGCTTGGGTCGAAGTACACCTTCTTGAATGCCGAGCCCGTTGCGGGCAGGCTCCAGAGCATGCGCTCTTGCTCAGGCCGAAACTCACGCATGACTTCTGTCAGCTCGTAGTTCATGTCAGCCTCGACACGCTGCGCTGCCTGCAATTTCTCTGGGGTCTCTTTGCCGATGATTTTGGTGCGCACCGGGCCTGCTGCCGGGAACATCTCGGTGATGGTTTCTGACTGGAACCTTACAACGGCTTCCGTAATCATGGGGTGGAACACACCAGACGCGCCATTCCAAGGCTCCGTGCGCTCTTCGTAGTTCAAACCAAGCAGCTTCAAGCCCTCGGTGTACGTTTTTTCCCAGTCCTTGCGGCTGTTCCGGTCGTTGTCAATGTCGCCCGATAGCTCTCCGGCGACTTTTGTCAGGGCCCCTTCGTCCAAATCTTCGGCCAAATTGTTGCCAAACTCGCTGTCTTCGGTAGGCTCGATGTCGATCTCTACGTCCCCGGCGTTAATGTGCACTTCTTCGGGGTCAACAATCTCAATTTCGATGGGCTCCTCGTCCTGAGCCAGAGATTCGATTCCTTGGGGGGCTTGGTATAAGCCTTTATCAACAGCCATTGGGTGTCCTTAGTAGTATGCGGTCGGGCGACGGGCGTAGCGATTTGGGTCGTCCTGCTCATCAGAGTCTAACGAAATAAACCCCCCTTGGCGATAGCGCAGCAAGGCTTGGGTAGTCGTGTCCACGTAGTCATCGTTCTCGCCAACGGGAAAAGCGGCGATCTCTTCGATCACTTCCCGTGCCCAGCGTGTGTCTGGTGCCCAGACTTTACCAGAGGTGAACAGGTCTGCCACCGCATTAAGCCGCACCATCTTGTCGTTGCCCCGGCTGGGGCTAAATTCCTGCACGGGGATGCCCATCGCCCGCAGTTCTTGGATCAACGGCCCTCCAGCGGCCTTCTTTTCCACGATAAATGCGTCTGGCTCCCACTCTTTCCAGTGTTTCAGCGCTACTTGCTTGAGTTCTGGGAACGTCATGCGGTCTTTGAAGGCATCCAGCAGGATTACCTGCGGGCTGTCGCCTTCTTCCTCGTTATAGAACACCCCCCACGTCGTGCAGGCGCTGTAATCGGAGGTATTTTTGATTTCGTGGGCCGTATCCCAGCTCTGCAGGATGTAATCGCACTTCGGAGGGGAGTCACTCTCCCATATACGCCAATGTTTGCGTGAAACCAGCGCGGAGTTCTCGCTCGTGGGCTGCTGCATGTACTGCGCATTCCAATACCGGGGCTCAATACTGGCCTTGGTAGCCTTGAGCGTCTCCAGCGGCCACTGTTCTGGCCAAAGCGACTTCTCATTGGGCTCGTCCTCGTTGAGGATGGCGGGCAGCTCCACGATTTCCCAAGGAAGTGAGTCTGGGTTCTTCGCTTGATAGGTCAATAAGCGACCTGTGAGGTCTAAAAGCGACCACCGCGTCATCACGATGATGATCGCCCCACCCGGCATCAAGCGCTGCAAGGGGCCAGTCTGGAACCAAGACCATGCCGTGTCAAACGCCAGTCGGCTGTTAATCTTTACGTCCTGCTCGGAGTGGGGGTCATCAATAACGAACAGATCAGCACCACGACCGGCAAGAGCGCCCCCAACACCGGCGGCGTAATACTGGCCACCCGCAGCAGTAGACCACTTGCCAGCAGCCTTTTGATCTGCTGCCACCCGCGTTTCAGAAAAGATCGCATGGTAATCCTCAGAGTCGATCAAGTTACGTACCCGCCGCCCAAAATCTTCTGACAGACTGGCAGTATGTGTACCCATGATGATCTTCTTCTCCGGGTACTTGCCTAAAAAATAGGCAGGAAATAAGTACGAGCTGAACTCGGACTTGCCCATACGCGGCGCGATGTTGATAATCACGCGCTTTTTCTTGCCTTCAATCACGTCCGTGAATATCTTGGCCAGCTTGCGGTGCTGCGGCCCAATCTTGAATCCGGGGTACACGGCGCTGGCGAATCCCAGCATGTTGTTTTGCGCCGCCATAAGGGACGCACGTTTCTCGCGGATTTCCAGATCGTCGAACAACTCCATCTTGTCTTTGATGGACATCGTGGGAAGCGCCCGCATGAGCGCTTCCAGTTCAGCCTTGCTGAGCGTGGTTATTTTGTCAAGATTCATGGGCGACTGACGCCGGTACGGCGTCAGAAATATCGAGTACGTCCACCACACCCATGAACCGGTTGAGCTTTTCCTTGATCCGCGTGTCCAGCTCGCTGTCGGTCAGCTCTTCCTTCTTGATCTCTATCTTGTCTGTGAACAAGCCGATCTCCGTCACCTTGCCGAGTAGGCCCAGCGCCTTGAGGCGGATGTTGGCGTTTGTGCTTTTGGTTTCTTCGACCAGTTGGGCGACTACGTAGCCGCGCAGTTCTTTGGCTTGGTTGACAAACTCCCAGTCGTAGGCGGTCAGCATACCTACAAGATGCTGCACTGCAGCAGGAGTCTTCACATTGGCGATGGCCACTGCGGTGTTCTCTGGAGGGGCTGCAGAGATGATGTTGGTGAAGGCTGTCTGCGCTGCCTTGGCGTCTAAGGGCTTGGCGATCTCATCGGAGTCCACAGCGCCTAGGTTCTTTAGCCAGTCGTTGGTGGCAATTTTAGCATCAAGCAGTTGCTCTGGGCTTGCCTTGTCGGCGCTCAGTGCAGCGTGAGATGTGTGCTCATACACCTCAGGGTCAAAATCTATCAAGTGATCTAACATGCGTAAGCCCTATATCTTGCAGCCTCGTTCTGGGTAGTATACACTTCGCTCCGGTGATTGTGCAAGGCGCTCGTGCTGAGCGTGTTGTCATTTGCTTCTCCTCGTTCAAGTTGATTTGTCATCACTGAACTTTAAGCCTCGTTCCCCGGAGTCGAGGCTTTTTTTTGCAAAATTTTTTTGAGGTGCCTATTTTTTAAGCAAGGGGGTGGGTCTGCTATCTATGCGTTTTGTGCATAAAGTTGTCTAAGGTTTTACAAAGAACTGCTTAAAACTTATCAAGTTTTTAATTAATGTGTTGTGCGCGAGCGAAACAGTGTTTAAGGCGGCTATGCGACGCGACGTCATAAAGGGGTCATACCCCCACGGTGGGGGTCGCCTTATACCACAGATAGGGTCAAAAATACCCCTTCAAGTAAAATTCAGTTGTCGATGCAGTGGGGAACATCTCCACTGCGGGACGTCAACAAGTGGGACAGCTGTCCCACCTAGGAGAAACTTATGAAACTCAATGCAATCAATGCCGCTATCACCACCGCCTTCAACGCAATCGAGGCAGGTCAGCGGGCGCATGTCGCCTTCAAGGCCGCTATCGTTACGTTACGCCCCTTGTTGGTAGGCGAGACACGGGACACGGCCAAGGCCGTGATCGCACCTATGGTGGCCGAGTGCTACGGCGAGGGCTACGCTGACGGCAAGTGGGCAGACAAGGACGGCGCGGCTAAACGCAACTGCAACCGCATCTTGGCTGAGTTGTTCAATGGTAGCCCTGCTGTCAGCACCAAGACCCTCGTGAAGCTGCCCAAAGGCACCGTGGCTGCGTTGCAGGCCGCTCTGGCAGGGTTGACCAAGGCTCAGGTCACCGAGGCTCTGGCGCTGGCAAAAGCTGGCCTGTCGTTCGAGTAAGCGGGACAGCTGTCCCACTGCGTTTCCCCGGCGAGTTTCATGATCGAGGCTTGGCCGGTGTTTCGTTTCGTGTCTATCGCATCCCCGCAAGGGCGCGGTATGCGTAGTCGTAGGCCTTCACGACTGAAGGGAAAGTGTGGGACAGGTGTCCCACTTCTGCCTAAATAATAGGCAATTGTCGCCCAAATGCCCGGCGGGCGACAATTAGGCAGCTTTTCTGGCCAATAGACTGGTGTACTAAAAAACTACCACCCCGAAACCCGCGCCAATACTAGCGTTAGGCCAAAGCAGGGCAAAACAGCCAGCTATATATATACTTAAAGAAAAGTATTTATATATAAGAGCAAACGTAAATGTGTACGTACGTATATCCGTACTACTTACCTACGGGGGGTGTAGGCTATAACCCCAGAATTGCTGGATGTCTTGCCCTGCTCAGCGTAAGTCGTTGATTCCATTGACTTTTCCGGTGGCAGAAATTTAGTACACCTGTCTACACACCGGCCAATTTCATAATGTGGAACCAAAATAGATTGTACAATGTGTGCATAGGAGAAATGGGACACCTGTCCCACCATAAAACGGTTAGCAGCGTGCCGACTCACGCCGCACTAGAAACTAGGAGATAGACATGACAAGTGTTATTAAAACCGAGCAATTAGCCCGCCTCCGGGCGCTCCGCGACGACATCGCCAAACGTACCAATCACGACCGAGCAGAGCGCCTCAGAAAACAAAGGGAGGCCGAGACCATCAGCGACTATTGGATGGCCTACACCCAGCGCACGACCAAGCGTGCAGGAAGGGGTGCACGATGAAAATCAAACCCGAACACCTAGCGCACCTACGTGACGCCATAGCCCAGCACGACACAGACTTCCATCGCTCACGCTACGCCGCAGCAGGACTAACCACCATGCGCTACCAATGGGACTTAGTGCGCCACGCTGGCCTTATGCCGTGGCTGTGCGACACGCTGTACCAATACCTGAACGATACGCATATCCAAACCGCGCTCAACCGCATCGTCAAACCCCTAGGAGAAACCAAATGAAAACCAAGTACCGCGTAGAAGTGGAAGTCCTATACACCCAGCACATCGACGTGGAGGCCGACAGTATGGAAGAAGCAGAGGCAACCGCGCTAGACCAGTTCGATGTCAACCAAGCGTCCGAAACCGACAGCCGCATCCATTGGACTACAAACCTCGACAACCCGTCATGGCTCGACCAACCCATACCTTTCACACCAACCCAAGGAGAAACCAAATGACAGCACTCACAACCCCTCACCAAATCTCAACCTACCGCCTAGCAACGCTGCGCACCGCCCTCAAACTGGAGAAACTCGGCATGAACATGAGCCGAGGCCCCAGCGCCCTGTCCATCCTGCGTGGCATGGGCTACAAGGGCAAGCGAGACGCCATCCTTGCGCAGGTGACCAAGGACGTGGCCGACGCGATAGCGGCGATGGAACAGAACGTCGCAAGCTGACGGGTGTCAACAAGTGGGACAGGTGTCCCACCCAACGGTGTTCACCGTTGGAAACGGTTAGCAGCCTGCCGTCTCAGGCTGCACTTGTAACGAGGAATAGAAAATGACATACGAAACCAACCTGAGCACTGCGCAACGACTCATGACCTGCTTGGAGATGTACTCACGCATCAACCGCTTCATGGCGGAGCACAACGCCTTCATGGCCGAGCCAGACGTTTTCAAACTGCGCACTCTGAGCAAAAAAGTGGGCGCGGGCACCGCATCGGTTAAGGAGGATACGCACGTCATATGGGTGTACGAGTACTACATGTACCTAGAGAACGACAAGGGCTACAACGGGGAGTCACGTATCCTCGAACTGCGCACAGCCCTGAACGACCTCAACACCTTCAGGTTCCCCCGGCCACCGACACAGGCTTACCTAGCAGGGGTGCACCGGGAGCGCATGGAGCGCTTGACTAGCCCGCGTAATGTGGTTGTCCACTATGCCAGAGCGCTTGCTGGCCGGGAGTGGCACCATCGGGAGCAGAATCGCGGGTACATTCATAATGCTGTGTTCCGTGCATGGGACTGTGCGCAGCCCGACAGTACCGAGCAGCTCGTGATGGAGTGGCCGCGTGTCAGCAAGCAGGGTGACCACATGATCGCCTATACCCGCGACGAGAAGTACGGCGAGGCTGACCGCCAACTGACCACATCGGTCGGCAAGTATCTGGCGCGGCACTTCCCCGCGCTTAGCTCCAACGTCATCCGTGACATTGCTGCGCTGTACGTCGAGGCCGATATCGAGATCACGCACGACCACGCCATGATGATGGAGATTATCGAGAACGGCCCCGGCTCTTGCATGAGCGGCGAGTCGGACGGGTTCTCCGGTTGTGGCGACCATCACCCCTACGAGGCGTACGACCCGAAGTATGGCTGGCACATGGCGTACATCAAGGAGGGTAACAGTTTCACGGGTCGCGCACTACTCAACGACGACAAGTGGGTGCGCACATACCGGGGCAGCAACCGGCAGAGCTACTCGGACACAGACGAGCGACTCAACGCATGGTTGCGTGAGCAGGGGTACAGCAAGGCGCATGACTGGAAGGGGTACAAGCTGGCACGCATCGACGTGCGCAACGACTGCGGGTTCGTGGCCCCGTACCTAGACGGCGGCAGCAAGGACGTTGAACTGCACCGCGACCATCTGTTGGTAGTAGGCTCCGGTGACGGCGAGTACGACTGCTGCAACACGGACGGTAACGCAGACGAGCGCAATAGTTGCAGCTGCGGTTGCTGCGGTAACCGCACGAGCGAGGACGAATTATTCAGTGTCGGTCGGCATGGTGACGAGAGCGTGTGTTTGAACTGCTACGAGAACGACTACACCACGGTGTATGGGCGCAGGGGCGAGCAGTATGCGATACCCAACAGTGACGCTATCGAGGCTGACGGCGAGTACTACGACCCCGCGTGGCTGTCCGACAATGACATCGTGGAGTTACATGACGGCGACTACACATACCGGGGCAGCGTAACGTGGATCGAGAGCGTGAGTGCGTACTACCCATCCGACTCGGATGACATCTGCTACACCAAGGCAGGCGATAACGAGATGCGTGACGACTGCGTAGAGCTGGCCGATGGCGAGTGGTGCTTGACCGATGAGGCGTGGATGTGCGAGCACAGCGGTGACTGGTACGCCGATGACGTTGACTACGTGACGACCAAAGGCGGCAAACGTATCCATCCCGACCATGCCGACGAGTACATCCTAGAGAACGCCGAGCAGCAAGAGCTGCCCCTTGAGCTAAGTGAGACACCTGTCCCACTGACAACAATCTAACCTACGAGAACCCTATGAAAAAGAAACAGACCATGATCTACAAGACCCTGCACCGCGCACTTAGCGTGATGCGCCCACACAACTCGGTGGGCAGCGTGATGTTCACGGAGTGGCTGATCGACCAGCTACCTGAGCGCCTGCGTAATGCAGCGTGGCTGGATACTGCAAACAACGTGCACATCGACAACCGCACACACGATGGACACAAGACGCTGTTCGTAGCGCACGTCGATACTGTGCACCGCACCACAGGGGCCAACAAGGTACGCAAGACTACATCGGTCTGGTATGCGGACGGCGCTGCGCTCGGTGCGGATGATGGCGTGGGCTGTGCGCTGTTGATGCACATGATCCACGCTGCTGTGCCGGGGTACTACATATTCACGCAGGGCGAGGAGTGCGGGGGCATTGGGTCTAAGCACTTGGCTGCACAGTACCCGCTGCTGCTGGCGCAGTTCGACCGTGCCATTGCGTTCGACCGCCGGGGTACCGATAGCGTCATCAGCCACCAAGGGTACGGGCGCTGCTGCTCTGATGCGTTCGCCGATGCGCTGGCCGATGCGCTTAACGCTACCGACGAGACGTTGATGTACTCACCCGACAACACAGGTGTGTACACAGACACAGCCGAGTTCACTGACATCATCCCCGAGTGCACCAACGTGAGCTGCGGGTACATGTACGAGCACAGCGAGCGTGAGCAGCTTGACATGATCCACTTCGACTTGCTGGCCGAGGCTGTGCTGGTGATCGACTGGGATGGGCTTGTGACTGAGCGTGACCCGACTGTGCCTGACCCCGAGGATACGTTCGTTGGCAATACGTGGTGGTCTACGTACAAGGATAGCGTGAAGAAGTGCCCAACCAATGACCAGTATGGCAAGTGGCCTTCGTGGCAGAACGACGACGATGTGGCCATGCTCGACGAGGACGAGTACCTGTTCGAGTGCCTGCTCGATGCGCAGCAAGGGTTCTTGACGGGTGTCATCGACATGATGGCCAAGAGCGTGTACCCGGAGGAGCCAGAGATGGCGATCAAGTTCATCGACCGCAAGAAGCTGACCGATGAGGTCATCACGATGGCGATGGGCATGTGTGGGTACAACGATGTTGACAGCATCCTGTGCACTTTGTTTGATATGGCTTACGCCGAATAAGGAGCTGACATGCTGACAATAATGACCAAGCTGCGAGCGATGACCGCCAAGCAGCTACACAACACACTGATGGCCGAGTACCCCGACAACCTAGAGATGCGCGAGAGCATCAAGGCGGGCATCAACAAGGAGCGTGAGGACAAGCGCGTACACCGCATCAAGCGACAGCAGCAGCTCAAGGCATGGGCGCCCCTCATCCATCAGGCGTACAAGGCAGTCAACACACCCAAGGCTAGGGAACGCAAGGCGCAGGAGTTGTACGCCTCCCCTATGGGGTACGGTAGCCCGTATGAGGCGCAGTTCGATGACTCGCCCAGCCAGCTAGCACTCCACACCTACAAAGCATACGTGGCACTGGTGCAGAAGGTGGCCGACAAGCTGCGCGGGTACAGGGATGCAGGGACGCACACCCCCAAGCAGTTGGCCAAGGAGAAGGGTATACCCAACGAGGGCGAGCACTGGTCTGACTGGATACCCGAGCAGATCAAGGCAGCAACCGTACGAGCGTTCGACAGACTGAACGAGGAGAAGCCATTGGCGCTGTTCCCCCGCACGTTCTACGCGCCGCCCAAGGAGGCACCGTACAAGCCACGCAAGCATAAGCCGAAGAGGGAACGGTCATTGTCGCGTGTGGAGCAGCTACGCGCAGAGCTACTTGAGGCAGACAAACTGTGCTTGGAGCGCCCCACGCGTGAGAACCTCGAGCAGCGTGACACGCTCATACTAATGAAGGAGGAGGCAGCAAGGGAGAAACGTCGTGAGTACGCGAAGAAGTACAACGACAAGATACGCGCTGAGTTACAGGCGTGGAGGGCTAAGCAAAATGAGAGTTGAAGAAGACACCTACATGGGCGACGACGATGCGCCCGACTACGAACCCGGCATTTGCCCGGACTGCAACGGCAGCGGCGAAGGCCATAACGAAGGCACTACGTGCCGCACTTGTAACGGAGAAGGAGAAATATGAACTACGACTTGAATACAAAAGACGGTATGGCCAACTCAATGGCATGGACTGAGACCATGTTCTCAATGATGCGCGATGGCGCGCTGTGGGTTGTTCCGCGCAGCATGATGCGGCTCAAGATTTACCCCAGCAAGAAGGAGGCAGAGGTCATACGCGGGCACACGCGGGATGACTCCATCGAGCGCGTCATCAAGGCAATGGGTTGGACGGTGACAATTTTATAAATTGTACCCCCCCCCTGAAAAGGGGAGAGGGTTCTAGAATCATTCAGGAGAAATAAATGACATTCAAGCTAAGAAAGCGGCACAACCCGCTACCCCCCGTGCCGTTCATCCACCCCGGCAAACTGGAGATGTTGCTGCACGGGACACCAGACCCTGACCGAAGGGATAAACCGCCCTTATCAGAGGGTGCGATAGAAGCAAAACGGCTACTCGCCGTAGCACAGCAAGCGTACGTTAAACAACAGGAGAATCAAATGGCCGACATGAAAACAGCACTATCCAAAGTAATCAACGAGTGGGACAAAGACGCCCCTGCACCAACGGAGTACAAGCAAGACGGGCGCACCACTACGGGTGTCAGTCAAGCCACGTTCGAGTACGTGAGACGCAACCCCGGTAAGACCAAGGCCGTAGCGATACGCGATCTTGAATTGCAAGGCTACAAGCCAACGTCCACGACTACACTGCTGAGCGCAATGGTGCGGCAGAAGCAAATCCTCGTGGACACCGATGGGAAGCTGCGCACAGCCGCCGACCACTACACCCCGGTCAAGTATGTGCCGAGCAGCAAGGCCGCGAAGCCAGTGAAGCCAGTGAAGCCAGTGAAGCCAGCGCCCAAGCAAGTCAAAGAGGAAGCCCCGCAAGGCTTGGCAGCGTTGTACGTGCAGCCTACCGCAGAACCCGAGCGTGCTGCTGTACCAAAGCCAACCCCAACGACCGCACAACAAGTGCTTGAGACGCTCAACGTCAAGGAAGCGTACGAGTTGTTCCTAGCGCTGGCCAAGATGTTTGCATAAGGAGCAGCACATGATCGCCTACATCAAAGAACGCTTGCGCCAGCCAACACCGCTGGAGATGGTCACGAAGGAGTTAGCTATGGCCCACCTAGCCAAGCTCGAAGCAGAGACCGCCGCCGACTACGCCAAGAGCGTGGTTGCCTACAACGATGCACGTATCAAGCGCTTAGAGGTGCACTTGAAGGAGAAAGCATGAGCTGCAACAACAACTGTGACCAAGGTAAAACTTGCAATTGCGTTATGAAAGACCGCAGCGTATTCATGGACGTAATGGAGGGATTCATAACCCTCGCCGTTATTGTCGGTGTCATCACTAGCGTGTGCATGATGTTCGGATACATCTGGTATCGCACATGAACTGCCCCAACTGCAAGACACCGAAGATGCCCGTCACGCTGACCCGCGTGAAGGAAGACCATGTGTACCGCCGCCGCATCTGCACGCACTGCGGTGTGCGTATGACCACCGTTGAGATGTACTCCAAGGGCAACCTTGACATACCGATACCTGAAACTAAAAGGAGAAAGAAATGAGCGAGTTAACAGAGGCCAGCTTAGAGGCCATGCTCATGACTTGGCCTTTCCCACCATTTCCAACACCAATACCGGCCAAAGAAGCGCCGGTAAAGTTTAACCCTGACCACCATGAGGAGTCCCCATTTTGAAACTCGTAGCAGGCAACCCAAACCTAATGAAGGTCAACAAGTCCGTGGGCCTTGGCACCTTTGCCCAGACAGCCGGTGACTTAGGCCAAGTCAAAGTACGTCGGGGATATGTGCCCACTGAGCGTGATCCTAGCCTTGTGCCACCAGCCACGAACTCATTGTGGTCACAACCAACTTACAAGCCAGACCACAGCGCCTACCAGCGCCCCGGCTCTGACCACTCACACATTAAACGCAGGGGGTTCTGATGAAAGAAGAATGGCTATTTCCCGGAGCGATGGTTCCGGTAGACATGGAAACAACAGCGGCCCTTGTGGCCGAAATCAAACGGCTGATCGACGTTGTTGGTGGCTTGGTACCATCGCAGGAAGCAATCTACGGCATGAACCAAGACGATTGGAAAAACGTAGTTGCCGCGATAGCCAAGGTGCGTGATGGTAGGGGCATGTACCTAGCATGTCGCCCTGCGGATGTGTTCCAAGATTGGTTCTTGGCGCTTGGTATAGCTAAAGTAAAGGACAGGGGGAATACATGACCGAGATTGACGCCCTTATCGCTATTGCATTCGACACGTTTGTATGCAGGGACATAAGTTCTGCGGAACCCAATCCGTACTTTGCCAAACCCCCGTACACCCCGTTTGCAATGAACGACAAACACCCTGAAGGCGTACACGGCATCTACAACGCACAGGGTATCAACTGCCTCCGCTTTCGGGACAAGCCCGGATCGGTATTTACAACCAAAGAAAACGCCATAGCATTGGCAGAAAGCTGGAACACATGAACGACTTATTCAAACCGCACCAATGCCCACGATGCTTTGGGTTATTCAATGTGGGAGACAGGTTTTGGAATGACTCAGGGACTGTGTACCACTGGGTGTGCTGGGTAAATAAATCGAAGGAGAAGAACACATGAACCACGAAATGCAACGCATCATGGAAGCACTGATGCTGATCTACGGCAGAGACTTACAAGCTGCCACGATCACAGTGCTACTCAAGGACGGCGACACAGCCTTTCGCTTTTTATCCTCAACCTTTCCTCAAGTGGAGACAGAGAAATGACGTCAACTGAAAAAGCAATCAGAGACTTTTGCGGACATCACGCAGACTGGTGGCCCTCTACTACTCAAGTGCAAGAGATGTTGGCTTTGGCGCAGCCATGCCCTACCTGTGTATCGTTAGCCCGTGCTGTGATGATGGATCAAACGAGCCATGACCAATTCAAGCCCGACTGGAACACCGAAGCGGTGCTGGTTGACTGCCCCCGTTGCGGACACGTTTGCTCACGGGATTTATAATGCTTTTTAATTTGTTCACTAAAAAATTCTGGCTTATCAAGCGCGCTAATTTGCGCATGATTAAATACCAATATTTTTACTCTTGGCAAAATGGTTTGCGACTTATTTTTGCCGTAATTTGGGGCGCAATATTTTTGACATTGATTGCCCTTCCTGCAAGCATTTTTGAATGGTTAAATGATACCATTACGGCAATAATTCCACAATGGATGAAAGTTGACGAAAATCCAGAATGGCAAAAAATGAAGCATATCCAAAGGCGTGAGCATATGCAATCTCTTAAAGACTGGGAATAAGAAGACGCAATGCTGGAGCGCCAAACTGCCCGCATCGTTGACTTGCAAACACACATTGAGAACTTTGAGGGGGAAGAATGAAAGCACGAATAGTAAGACGACCCGAGGGCTGGTACAACGTCGAGACACGTAGCTGGTACTGGCCTTTTTGGATTCACCGCAGAATGTGTTACCACGGAACAACAGCTTTGGCATGGGCGAAATACTATACAAATCCTGAAATTACGGTGATGCCATGACCGAGCAACGCTACCTAGCCGGGGGCCAAGAGTTCTTCTACCCCCACGCTGGCGACCCACCGGCGCCTGAGAGTACCAAGCTGCTGTTGCTTACTACCGGTGGCATCTGCACCACCGGGACGTGGGACAACAACTGGTGCTTGGGCTGGCTACCACTACCTAAACGCAACATGAAAAAGGAAGACATGAAATGACTGCTGCTGAGAAAATTATCAACGACTGCGTGAACCCCTTCAACGAGCACCAGCGCCAGATGCTGCGTGGCCTGAGTGACGTGCGTGCGGACAACAATTACCTCGAAGTAAACCGCAAGCTGCAGGACTACATCGAGACACTGCGTGACATCTACCCGGAGATGTTCCACACGGACAAGACGCTCAAGCACCGCGTGTTCATGGATGAGCCTCGCTCACTAGCAATGCCGTTCGCCCGCTTCGTACGACCACGTTCTCAATCACCCATCCAACAAGGAAACAAATGAACGCAGTAAAAGTAGAAAACGGCAAACTCGTTTGCCCCAAATGCGGAGACACGTACTTGCACCACGGTAGAGTGCGTATCTTTACACGTCTTGGAGAAGACGGTACTCGGGGGTGTCTCGTCGATTCGTACGGGTTCGACACCACAGTAAGTGCAAACGCCCTTATGGATGGGTGCCCCAGCAGTAGACGCGATGGCCTGACCATTGAAATGAGTTGCGAAATTTGCGGGGAAGATGTTGGTCGCCTTGTAATAGCGCAACACAAAGGAGAAACTTTTATGGAATGGAACTTACCATGAACCCGCCGATCAAAGACATCCCGAACTTCGCGGCGTGGAGCAACAAGAACCTAGCCGACTTCGCAGTCGATGCGTACCTCCGTATGCAAGAGCAAGCGTACGACTTGGAGCAAGAGCGCCTCAACGCCAAGGCAGCGCTGGAGATGGCCCGTAAACTTTTATTGGAGAAAGACAATGGCACAAACCCCTGAAGGCAAGGTCAAAGCTGCCGTACGCAAGGTGCTGGTCGAGGAGGGGGTGTACTACTTCAGTCCTGCGGCCAATGGCTTCGGGCGTGCGGGTATCCCCGACATCATCTGCTGCGTGCAGGGGTTCTTCTTAGCCATCGAGATCAAGGCGGGTAAGGGCAAGACAACAGCGCTGCAAGATCGAGAGATCGCAGCAATCAACAGCAACGGGGGCATCGCCTTCGTTGTCAACGAGAACAACATCAACGAGGTAAAGGAGATCATCACATGGATAAAGACGAATTTCAAACAATCAGTGCTGTCATAGACGGCAGGCTCGCAGCGATGGGCGTAGAAGGTGCCACGCATATGGTGCGCATGTTCGAGATGATCTCGGCAAGCTTCGCTGGTGAAGACCAGCGACCCACGGTGCTGGTGCACGGGGTCAAGCACAACCTCATCGTGCTGTCAGTGAACGTGGAGGAGCTGGAGATGGTAGACATGCTGGCCACAGCCTACGCCAAGATGCACGACACATTCATCGGGGACAAGCCCGCGCCGGGAGACATACATTGAGCGCCCCATACGACACAATAATGGCAATTGATTTTGAAACTTTTTGGGACACCAAAAGTAGGTATTCATTAAAATACATGACCAACGAGGAGTACGTACGTGACGCTAGATTTCATGACTTCGGAGCATGCCTACACGAGTTCGGAACTGACAAGCACACTCAGTGGTATCGAGGAGGTGCCGAGCTTTCTCGCATCCTATCAACATACGACTGGCGACGAACAGCAATCTTGGCACATAACGCCCAATTCGATGTATCCATCCTCTCTTGGAGGTACGGGATTAAACCCGCCTTCATCTTTGACACGCTATCAATGGCGCGAGCTTTACGAGGCGTGGAGGTTGGCAACTCCCTCGCCAGACTTGCGGGAGATTTTGGTCTTCCCGCCAAGGGGACTGCCGTACACAGTACCGATGGTGTGGCCGAGTTGGACAAAGACTTGGAACTTGAGCTTGCAGACTATTGCAAACACGACGTATATCTTTGCGAGCGAATTTTCGAGCGACTTGTTCAAGGCTACCCCAAGTCAGAGCTGAGACTGATCGACATGACGCTCAAGATGTACACGCAACCCGTCTTGCAGTTGGACAAGCTCATGCTGGCTAACGCGTTGGAGGAAGAGAAGGAGAAGCGTGAGGAGTTGCTGCAGCGCTTGGGTGTGACGGATGCAGCGTTGGCCAGCAACGGCCAGTTCGCAGCGCTGTTGGAAGCGGTCGGCATGCCGCCGCCCATGAAGAAAAAGAAACCCACACCCAAGACGCCTAACCCCGTGGGTATGAACTACGCCTTCGCCAAGACGGACGCCATGTTCCAAGCCATGCTCAACGGAACCAACGAGGATGTGGCTGCGCTGTGTGAGGCACGGCTCAAGGTCAAGTCCACCACGGAACGCACCAGAGCACAGCGATTCTTGGAGATTGCAGGCCGAGGCACCCTACCGGTACCCCTGAGCTATTACGGCGCAGCAACGGGCCGCTGGACGGCCAGCAAGGGCAGCGCTATCAACATGCAGAACCTGAAGCGCGGCTCGTTCTTACGCAAGGCCATCATGGCACCGCCGGGGTATCGGCTTGTGGTGGGGGACTTGTCCCAGATCGAGCCGCGTGTGCTGGCGTGGCTGTCTGACTACGATGAGATGCTCGACATCTTCCGCGCGGGGGGTGATCCGTATGCTGCCTTCGGTGCACAGATGTTCAACATCCCCGGCTTGACCAAGGAGAGTCACCCTGACTTGAGGCAGTCAGCCAAGTCAGCGCTGTTGGGTGCGGGGTACGGGCTGGGTTGGGCCAGCTTTGCTGCACAACTGCTTGTTGGGTTCCTCGGTGCGCCACCTGTGCGCTACACCAAGGCCGAGGCGCTGCAGTTGGGCGTGACAAAGGCGTACATCGAGCAGTTCCTGAGCTGGGACGAGAACCTTGTGAAGATGGAAGAGATCGCGCATACCTGCACCATGAAGGAGCTGCTGATCCACTGCGTTGCGGCCAAGAAGATCATCGACATATACCGTGCCACTGCGTATCAGGTCGTCTCATTCTGGTCGATGCTGTCGGGGTTGATTCAGACTTCGTTGTTCGACGGAGAAGAGTTTACTTACAAGTGCCTGACGTTCCGCAAGGAAGAGATCGAACTGCCCAACGGTATGAAGCTGCTGTACCCCAACCTGCGTAAGCAGCCGAAGAAAGACAGCAAGAAGAACGAGTGGGAATGGGTGTACGGTGAGGACGCTACCAAGCTGTACGCCGGTAAGATTGCGAACAATGTCACGCAAGCGACAGCACGGATCGTGATGACTGATGGTATGCTACGGGTGTCAAAAAAATACTTCGTGGCTGGGACTGTTCATGACGAACAGATAGCAGTTGTGCCTGATGAAGAGGTTGAGTTCGCTAAGACTTGGGTCTTGGCGCAAATGACTATGGAGCCACGGTATCTTCCGGGGATTCCATTAGCCGCTGACGGTGGCGCACATCGTCGTTATGGACTGGCAAAAGGTAAGGAGAAGTAAATGATGGCAAAAATAAAAGCGATGTTCCCACGTAGGATGCGCGTAGGTAAGAAGCTGTATTCAGTCGAGGTCGTTGAGGCCATGATCGAGAAGAACTGCGTAGGTCGTACACGCTACGCCGACCGCAATATCCAGATCGCCGCGAAGCACAACAACACCGGGCGCTTCCTTGCCGGTGCAGAGATTCGTGACACGTTCTGGCACGAGGTGACACACGCCATCCTTGAGGACATGGGACGGCACACACTGAACCGTGACGAGCGATTCGTTACGGAGTTCGCTAACCGGCTGTCCGCAGCCATTGACTCTGCGAGGTTTTGATATGCAAGGTACGGGTCAGTACGGCAAGTTTGGGTTGCTAAACATAAAACGAGCTGCAATAAACCTTGATAACAAAGAACTGTACAGCCGCCAAACATACATCTGCTGGACATGCCAGCAAGGGAAGAAAAAAGACGATGTGAAGGTCACACGGCCTTTTGGGTTCGGTACGCTACGTAAGATTATTTGCCACGATTGCAGCGCTGCTGCAAAGAAAAGAAAGCAGGAAAAAGATGAAAGTAGTTTGGTCTCACTCAGCGCTGAAGGATTACGAGTCCTGCCCCAAGAAGTACCACGAGGTGCGGGTACTGAAGAAGCACAAGTTCACGGAGACGCAGGCAACGATGTACGGAACAGAGCTGCATAAAGCAGCCGAGGATTACATCGGTGAGGGCAAGCCCTTGCCCAAGCAGTTTGACTTCATCGCAGGCACGCTCGACGCGCTCAAGGCCAAGCCCGGTCGCAAGCTAGTCGAGTACCAGATGGCGTTGACGACTGACCTGCAGCCATGCGGTTGGGTGGGGCCAGAGGTGTGGGTTCGCGGTATCGCTGACCTTATCATCATGGACGACGACAACCTGACGGCGTGGGTGGTGGACTACAAGACGGGCAACAACAAGTACCCGGATCGTGAACAGCTCAAGCTCATGGCTATCATGGTGTTCGCGCACTTCCCGCACATCCGTAAGGTGAACGCCGCCTTGCTCTTTGTCGTGAAAAACGATATGGTCAAGATCAGCGTGGGAGTCGATCAGGCTGAAGGCGAGTGGTGGTCATACCGCAAGCGTATTGCCCGTATCGAACAAGCGCATGAGACGGGCGTGTGGAACCCGAAAGCCTCACCCCTTTGCCCGTGGTGCCCCGTCACCACTTGTGTACACCATCCTAAACATTAAAGGAACAGTCATGCCTTACAAAAACCCAGCAGATCGCGCAGCCTACCCCGCGTACGATCAGAAGCCCGCAGTTAAAAAGAAACGTGCTGCACGCAACCAAGCCCGTGCCATCATGGAGAAAGAAGGTCTGGTGCACAAGGGTGACGGCAAAGATGTCGATCACAAGAAGGCGCTCAGCAAGGGCGGCACAACGACACGCAGTAACCTGCAAGTCAAGACTGCAGCAGCCAACAGGTCGTACGCTAGAAAAAGCGACCACAGCATTAAATAAAAACACGAGAAGCAAATGCAAGTCATCGACAACAAAGCACTACTCTTCAAAACCAGAAACCCCGACAAGTACCATTTAATCCCCAAACGTCATATCGTGTCAGAAGATAATGGGACGTTTGAGATAATGGTTTACTGGGGGTTGGAAGAGGTTCAGGTACTACGAAACTTAGGTGTCAAAGATGTACCTTCGCCTATTACGGGCCGGTACGGTTGGCCGGGGCGCTACACACCCATGTCGCACCAGATGGCGACAGCAGATTTCCTGACCATTCACCGCAGAGCATTTGTGTTCAGCGAGCCGGGTACAGGCAAGACGTTGAGCGCTTTGTGGGCGGCTGACTACCTGATGAGTATCAAGAAGGTGCGTAGGGTTCTGATCCTCTGCCCGCTCTCAATCATGCAGAGCGCTTGGTTAGGGGACTTGAGCAGCAGCGTCATCCACAGGTCTGCCGTTGTAGCGCACCATGCGCAGGCTAGTCGCCGTATCGAGATGGTGCAGCAGGACTTCGAGTTCGTCATCGCCAACTACGACGGCTTGAACCTGATCGCCAACGAGGTGCGCAACGATGGCCGTTTCGATCTGGTGATCGTTGACGAAGCCAATGCGTACAAGACCCCCACGACTAAGCGCTTCAAGGCGCTGGCCAGCATCCTGACACCTGAGACACGGCTGTGGATGATGACCGGCACACCTGCATCGCAGTCTCCGGCGGATGCGTACGGCTTGGCCAAGCTGGTTAACCCCAACGGCATCCCCCGGTTCTTTACGGCGTGGCGCGACAAGGTGATGCACAAGGTCACGATGTTCAAGTGGGCGGCAAAGCCTGCGGCCCCACAGCTCGTACACGAGGCGCTACAACCTGCGATACGCTTTACCAAGGCCCAGTGCTTGGACTTGCCGCCAGTGCTCACCACGACCCGTTTGGTGCCCATGACGGTGCAGCAAGCGAAGTATTACCACACGCTCAAGGAGCGCATGTCGATCCAAGCGGCAGGCGAAACGATCACCGCTGTCAACGCCGCCTCGGGCTTGAGCAAGCTGTTGCAGATAAGTTGCGGCGCTGTGTATACAGACGACAAAGATGTGGTGGAGTTCGATGCTGGCCCCCGGCTATCCGTGTTGGAAGAAATCTTGGAAGAGACCGACCGCAAGGTGTTAATCTTCGCCATGTTCCGCAGCAGTATCGACAGCATCTACAACCACCTGACCAAGAAAGGCTTCAACGTAGAGCTGATCCACGGTGGCATCACCCCGAACAAACGTGCCGATACAATCCGGCGCTTCCAGAACGAGCAAGACCCCCGCGTGTTGGTGATGCAGCCACAGGCTTCGGCGCACGGGATCACGCTGACCGCAGCCGATACGGTGGTGTTTTACGGGCCACTGATGTCGGTCGAGCAATATATTCAGTGCATCGCACGGGCAGATCGCAAGGGTCAGAACTCCGACAAAGTAACAGTTATCCACATCGAGAGCAGCCCCGTAGAAAAGAAGATGTTCACAGCTTTATCCACAAAGGTTGTGGATAACTTTACTCTGACTCAGATGTTTGAGACAGAAATAAATTCTTAAGAAAGGAGCCACAGACCGCAAAAACCACGCTACACTTGTCAAACACTAGACACAAAAAGGAGAAATCAAAATGACTGAAGCCACGATACCAATGGACAAATTAGCCCGCGTCTACCGAAAGATAAAGGCAGAGATTGACGAGTTGACCAAGGAATATGACACCAAGGTCGAGACGTTGAAAGCAAAGCAAGACACCCTGAAGTTTGCTATGAAAGACCAGATGAAGGCGCTGGGCGTCAAGTCTGTTAACACCGCCTTCGGCACTGTGTCGATGGTGCAGAAAACCCGCTACTCCACGCAGGACTGGGACGCGTTCAAAGACTTCGTTGTCGAGAACCATGCCGTTGATCTGCTGGAGAAACGAATTGCCCAAACCAACATGGCGCAGTTCTTAGCGGACAACCCCGGTTCAGTGCCACCCGGCCTGAACGCATTTTCGGATTTTGAAATCCGCGTTACTAAACCTTCCAATTGAGGCGCATACCATGAGCAAAGTTTCCTTATTTAACCCCTCGAACGTACCTGCGTTCGCTCGCAACAACGTGCTGTCCGAGACGGCAATGGCCCTGACGGGCGGTAGCTCCGGCGGCGCTGCCGGTAAGCGTATCTCGATCAAGGGCGGCGTGTTCCGTCTGATGGATAACGGCAAGGAAGTTGCCGCCATTGAAGACCGTCACCTCGACATCATCATCGTCAAGGCAGCACCCAAAGTGGGCCGTCAGTTCTACGCTGCTGCGTACGACAAGGATGCTACAGCCGCAGCGCCTGATTGCTCCTCCAACGATGGCGAGCGTCCTGACCCTTCCGCTAAGAACAAGCAGTCCGAGACTTGCCTGTCGTGCCCACAGAACCAAGCCGGTTCCGGTACGGGTAATAGCCGCGCCTGCCGCTACCAGCAGCGTCTGGCTGTGGTGCTTGAGAACGACATGGGCGGTTCCGTCATGCAGATGGTGTTGCCCGCTACGTCGATCTTCGGCAAGGCAGATGGCGACAAGCATCCGCTGCAGTCCTTCGCCCGTTACTTGGCTGCGCAGAACCCACCGATCAACCCCGAGCAGATCGTGACCCGCATGAAGTTCGACACGAAGTCGGAGTCCCCCAGGCTGCACTTTGCTCCAACCCGTTGGTTGACGGACGACGAGTACGAAGTCATTCAAGACCAAGCCGATAGCGATGATGCCAAGAAGGCTATCGTGATGAATGCAGCGCAGACAGACGGCGTGAAGGCGGCACCTCTGGCTATCGCCGGTAAGCCCCCAGTAAAGGCTATCCCAGCGCCTGCACCGGAGGAAGATGACGAGGAAGTGGCCGCACGTTTGGCGGTAGCCAAGCCCCCCAAGAAGCCTAAATTCACTCCCGCACCCGTGGTCGAAGAGGAAGAAGACACGGCTCCTGAGCCCGAGGTACGCAAGGCCCCATCCAAGGCTACTGCAGTTCCTGCAACCAAGGCAAGCCTCGCAGACATCGTGTCTGACTGGGACGACGAGTAATTAGTTTCGCTGGGCCGCAGGCAGCGGTCGCATTGCATAGGTCGGGGGGTTTTTTTAAATGTGTTTTTACTCCTCGTTAAAAGGCCTTCACATACCTATGACTGCGTTTCCTGCCCTGCGTGTCCCAGCGCCTTAACACTATGGCCTACTCACAAAAAATCATGGACGCTGTTGCGGCGTCACCTAAGACGATGGGCAACAAGCTCGGGCGATGGGCCATTCACTTGGACTTCCCCGTGACGAAGATTGCTATCGCTCTGGGTGTTACGCGCCAGACGGTCTACAACTGGTTTGAGGGCAAGGACGTTTTCGTTGCTTACCAGAACCGTGTCGAACTGCTACTAACAATAATGTCCTCGTCCAAGACGGCGGACGAAGCTTGGAGAAAAATATGCAAAGAATACAACTTAACTCCGTGAGTCCACGGATGCTTACCGACGAGGAACTGGCGCACTACGCAACGCTTCACGCTGCAGGAGAGCTGCCCCCTGAATGGGTAGACGAACTCGTCAAGCGCTTCGCCGCACTCGTAGACGCCGAAACACAATAACCTAGGGTACCTATGGAACCGCTTGATTTTCTAGCGGCGGTTTTGCCACCTCCCGGTAACGGGCGCTATTGCGTGGCAGAGCTGACGAAGAAGAAGGAACACGTATATGTGGACACATTGGAAGAGGCGCAGGTTGCAGTAGAGCGATGGAAGAAGTCGAACTTTGATGTTTACTTTGGGCTGAGTACCTACGGGGACGCGGATAACCGCCAAGCCACCAATACCCAGATGGCAAAGTGCATCGCTATCGACATCGACTGCAACCACCCGAAGGACGTGCCGGACGAGCACGGCGAGTTCAAACCCAAGGCGTACCCATCAGCGCGTATGGCAGCGCAGGCTATTCTGGACTTCTCCACAGAGGTCGGGCTGGCTGGGCTAGGTGAGCCGTGGATGGTGGCATCTGGCGGCGGTGTGCACGCATACTGGCCGCTGCGTGAGGCGGTGGAGATCGCGGAGTGGAAGCCTGTGGCAGAAGCGTTCAAGCGCCTATGCGTGCAGAAGAAGCTCGGCATCGACCCCACAGTGACAGGTGATGCAGCGCGGGTGCTACGTGTGCCAGCAACGCTTAATACCGGGGTCAAGGGCGGCAAGCGTGTGCGCGGCGAAACCAAGGTACGTTTCATGCACGGCGGGGGCTTCTTCGACATTGATGACATCCGCGCTGTACTTGAAACCAACTTGGCAGGCACCGCATACGAAGTGAAGGCTAAGCCGAGCATGGCCCTCATGCTACCCGGACAGCGGCCTAAGAGTGCGCCGACGACATCGGCTGTGCAGTTATTTGCGAACAGCGTCACGAAATTCGGCAATATCTACAAGGCAACCAAGAAGGGTAACGGCTGCGGCCAGTTAGAGTTCTACGCCCTGAATGCCAGCGACGATGGGATGGAGCCGTTGTGGCGTGGGCTGCTGAGCATTGCTCAGAAGTGTGATGATGGTGAGCGTGCAGTTATCTGGCTGAGTGGCCTGCACCCTTACGACGAGAACCGGATGCACTCCAAGCTGGCCGAGATCAAAGGCCCGTACCCGTGCACCAAGTTCGACTCGGAGAACCCCGGCGTTTGCGTTAGCTGCAAGCACTGGGGAAAGATCACAAACCCGCTAGCGCTGGGGCGTGATACGGCTGTCGTTACTGAAGCGAAGGAAGTAGAAGTCGAGTCCGCAGGGACAGACACATTCCGCAAGATACTGCGCCCCGAAGCGCCGTTTGGTTATGCGTATGGACGCAACGGCGGCGTGTACATCGAGAAGCGCATGGAGAACGAGGATGGCACGGAGTCTAAGAAGCTGACGATGCTGATTAGCTACGATGTGTTCCCCCTCAATATCCTAGACAACGCTGGCGAGCACACCGTCCACATGCTGGCGCTGCGTCCAGAGGGTGCCCAGAATATTCTGTTGCCCCAGAAGAGCTGCGTGAGCAAGGACGACACGGTGAAGTACCTAGCTACCCAGAACGTGCTGGCTGCTTTTGGCGGCGGCAACGACAAGAACTTTTACGATTACATACGAGCGAGTGTAGAAAAAATGAGCACTGAAAAATTACCCGTCAAAGTACCTGCAAGCTACGGCTGGCAGAAGGACAACACCTTTGTGTACGCAGGCAAGATATACGCACCCAAGGTGAAGCCGGTAGAAATACCTATGGTCGGGCTGGAGAACATCGTGAACAACACGAAACCCACCGGCACCATACAGGGCTGGCGCAATGTGATTAACCTGCTAATCCAGAAGAAGATGTACGACCAACTAGCGATTATCTTGGTTGGCGCTGGCGCACCGCTGATGAAGTTCACCGGCATCTACGGCATGACGTTCCACTGCGCTTCAACGTACTCAGGCACAGGCAAGTCGCTGGCGCTAGAAGGCGCGGCATCCATCTGGGGCCACCCGGTGCACTACCGCATTGGCAAGAGTTCATCCCCCGTGGCCATGCAGCAGCGTCTGGGTATGCTCAACAGCCTGCCCTTGATTACGGACGAGATTACCAGTAAGAACCGTGCGTCCCCTGAGTGGTTCACCGAGTTCCTACTGGATATGACTGAGGGCCGGGGCAAGGAGCGTATGGAGGCAGGCACCAACAAAGAGCGCCTGAACAACTCCACATGGATGTCGAACGCACTGATGTCATCGAACACCTACGTGGTGGACACGCTGCTCGGTACCCGCAAGCACGCATCGGAAGGCGAGATTCGCCGGGTCATTGAATTTGATATGGACACCCAGTTGGTATGGGAGCCATACGAGATTGAGATCATCAAGTCCTTGGCACAGAACTACGGCGTAGCTGGCGATATTTTTGCGCAGTACATGGTGGACAACTTCGACAAGATCGCCGAGACGGTGCCCGATGTAGTGCGCCAGATGTACACCTCGTACGAAGCTACCAATGACGAGCGTTTCTGGATGGCGGGTGTGGGCGCTTCCATCGCTGCCGGTATATTGTTCAGCAACAACAACGCAGAGATTGCCGACTTCCCCATGCCCGAGATGATCGCGGCGTTTGGTCGGCGTATCAATGTCATGCGCAAGGCTATGAACAGCAACAAGCGCAGCGCTGAGGATGTACTAAACGCGTTTGTGCGTGAGGGCTACGGGCACTTCGTCATCGTCAACTACGGCGCTGCCGGAGGCATCCTGTCCCAGATGGGTGACGGCGCTGTGATCGACAGGAACACTACGAAGTCTGCGGTGCACGGGCGTATCGAGAACGGCCTGACCCCCGGCTGCTCGGACATGTACATCGAAGAGCGCGTGCTACGCACGTTCTGCTCAAGCATGAGCTTCGGTTACACGGACTTTAAGAAGCAGCTTGAGATTCACCCCCAGATGAAGGTGTCGTACGTGGCCCGCAAAGACCTGATGTCCAAGACCAACGGCCCCCAAATGCGAGTGACGGCTATCCGTATCACACGCCCATTGACTGAAACCGATGAGCTTGGTAGTTCGCTATCCGTGGACTGAGCTGGAACGGGGGCAGGGATTCTTTGTCCCCTGCCTAGACCCCGAAGCAGTAAAGGAAGACGGCCTTAAAAAAGCTGTCTTCCTGCACATGTTCGATGCCCACGCTAAGGTGGGCATCCGTAGGGGGCTCATGGGGGTGTGGTTCTACCGGCGCCCTCTTCCACCCGCCTGATGGCCTTCAGGTAACGCTCGGACTGTAGCTGACGTTGCGCGTTCAAGGTGTCAATTCGTTTTTCCTTGGCATCAGATGGCGCGTTGGAACTGCGGATTATGTCTTCCTGCGTACGCAGCGTTCCCATGAACTTCTGATACTGCAACGCCATCGGCGCAACTGCGATCTCAGCGCGGTGCTCACGCAAATAGTCCTTGGCGTCTTCGATCTTTCCGGTCTTGCGGTAGTTGTCGAAAGTTCGCTTAGCTTCCATTGCATCCGTGGCCAGCTTGTACACAACGTCGGCTTCCTCACCGCCGTACTTGCGCTGGAACGAGCTGCCAATCAGCGGCATCTCGGACAGCTTGCGGGTGGGCTCGGCCTTGCCTTCGCGGAACATTTCGTTGGTAGTAGCCACCACCATCAGTGGTATTTGCCCCAAGTAACCGGACACAATGTGCTCGATCTGGATAGGGGACAGGCCCGGAACCATCTTGGCCATGAACTTGGCCAGCTCAGTGGTGTTGGAGTTGTACTGCGCCACAGGGTCTAGCTTCTCTAAACGGGCAGATACCAACGGGTTGCCTGAGTAGAAGTTTTTGTTGGCGTATACCTCGGCTATGGGCTTGATGATCTGAGGCATGCCCATGTTGCTGGAACCGGGGATAGCGCTCACAAACATGTCTTTCAGCGCACGAAGTTGTTGAGGTGTGTCTACCTCGCCTTTCATGGCGTCAACAGCAGCCACGCCTGCCGAGAAGAAGAAGCCGAACTCGTACGGGATAGGCAGCTTGATAGGCTCATCTACACCGGGAAGGTGTAAGAAGAAGTTGCTGTACCGATCTTTAGGCTTGGCGTTTTTGTAGTAATCGTCGTCGTCCATAGCCATTGCGTAGGCGATGCCGAACCCGGTCAACAGCATGGCATTGTTGAAGAACTTGCGCTTGATCTTCAGCACGTCGTTGGCCGGCATGTTGCCCGTGGCTGCTTTGAACAGTACGCTCAAACCCTGAATCTGCGCGTTGAAGAACGGTATCATGCGGCTGGCGTACTGCACGGTAGGCGAGAGGCCGCGCTTGGAGAAGTTCATCGACTCCCGCACTGAATGGCTGGCTTCGACTTCAGACAGGCCGTTTTTAATAGCGTTTTCGTAGATCAGCGCACGGGTAGCGACATCGGCCTGTAGCGCCAGCTTATCGGCCTTAGCAAACAGCTTGTCAAGAACGCCTTGAGACTTGCCGCTGGCCAACTGCAGCGCGATCTTGGACATGTTGGCCGGGTCGCCCTCGAACAAACCGGACTGCATCAAGCCCTTCTCAACCATCTTGGCACCGGCTTCGCTCTTGCCAGTGGCAATCTTCAGGAACTCCTTGTTGGCCTTGAAGATGGCAGTGAGCGGGCCGTAGTCCAGACCGGAAGTAGCCGTAGCTGCGAACGGGTCGCGGAACAATTGACGGGCCAAGTAGATGGGGGTGCGAGTGACACCAGAACGCAACAGATCACCGGCGATGCCACCCCACTTCAGGAACGCAGGCAGCGTCAGGTGTGCGCCTTCCAAGGACTTGATAATCAGTTCCGCAGGAACGCCGCCAAACATTGTTTCCGTGGTTTGAACGCGCAGCCAGCGATCTCCCTTGTCTTCAGACTTGTTAGGGTCAGGCTCTTGCGTCCAGCGGATAACGCTGGCATCGGCAGGGGCTTTTCCGCTGTGGATTGGCATTAGGTTAGTGGGCTTGCCCATCTTATCGACGGAGCCAAGACCTTGGCCTGCAGCTTGCATCGCGTAGCCTACGTTCTTCATGGCCATGTTGTTCATGCCCTTAGTGACCAGCAGCATGGTATTGCGCATGATCGACTTGTCCAAAGGCATGATCTTGCTCTCGCCGCCTTTGAGTTCAGCAAGGTACGGTTGATGCGTTATGTCGCCAATCGTGAGCGTCTTCTCACCGCCAAAGACCAACTCAGCCACGCCGTCGGCACGAACGCGGTAGTAGGGAACGTAGTCCTCATCCTTCAAGTACGCCTTGGCGTCGGCCTGCGTAATAGCTGCCACCTGTGGGGAGGACAGCCACTCAATCATGCCCCGGTTGTAGGCGTTGTACTTGGTGCGGGCATTCTCCAGCGCTGCCTTGAGCTTGGGGTCGGAATTGGCCACAGCCATAGCGTCTTGCAACTCTTGCTCGGTAACACCGAGAGCGCCTAGGTCAAGCTTCTTCAAGCCTTTGTTCATCGCACGTTGGGCGATCATGTACGCAGAAGCTAACCCCATTTTGGCTTCGGTATTGCCGTAACTATCCGGGATGTCCTGCACGGCGTCGAATATAGCACCGGCATCGTTCTTCATGGAGCTACGAACTTCGTAGTAGCCCTTGGAGTCTTTGAACATCTCGGGGGGCCCGTTGCTGAGCGCCATCTGGGTAATAGCGCCGTGCTGATCTGCAGCGGTAATGCTGAAGATAGCCTGACGGAAGTCCCGTGTGCTGCCCATAGTGTTCGGGTCTTCAACAGCGTTGTTCAGCGCCTTGATAACACCGGCACGCATATCAGCGGTCTGCATCTCGATCTGCAGCGCGATGTTGGAGCCTGCCTTCTCACGCAAGGTCTTTGGTTGTGCAACTGCACGTTCTGCCAACTTGGACAGAGCGTCGTCGGACTTGTACTTAGCAACGCGGGAAAACAACGGGCCTTCAGCAGGGCCAATAGGTTGCAAATTAGTGCCTAGTATTTCAGGCTTAACACCAATGAACGCACGTTCAACGTATTCGCCACCTTCATTATTTTGCTCAATGGCGTCTATGCCTGCCGCTTTTAGAACTCGCGTTGCCTCGTCAACGCCAAGTTTTTCCCGTATGTCAAAAAATAAACCGTTGGCGGGGTACTTACCTTCTTGTTCAGCACGTTGTTTAGCGTACCTGTCCCCGTACTGTTCAAACAGAGCATCAAGTTTTGGCCTATCACCGACAATGAAATCAGAGTTAACTTTGTACACACGTTCTTCAGGAACGTCGTCCAATGTGCGGTACAAGTTGCCTTGTTTGGGGCGCTCTTTGAGCCCTTTTATTTTTGAAACATCAAGCGTGTTGACCGCATCTAAACGTGCTTGCGTGGTATACAAGTTTGCTTCTAGCCTGACTACTGCCGCAGCATTTTTACCTGATACTACAGATGCTGCAGGCAACCCCGTTTTTTTAGATACAGGCCCCGTCAAATACTTAGCCAAACGTTGCTTGGTATCGGCAATATCACTTTCCAAACGTTTTTTGGTGTCGGCAATGTACTCGACAGCCGCTTTATTTTCTTTTGGGTTTAATGCACCCCCTTCTTGCACACCGCGCAGGTAGCGTGTTAAAAGATTAGATTCGTATCTTGTACGAACTTCTTTGGAAGACAAGTCACCAACGCTGGTAGACATGTACTTCTCGTCCAAGTCACGGAACTGCTGGTATGACATATCCCCATAACCCGTAGCGTTGGACGCTTTACCAAAAGTAACTGCGGTCTGGTAATACTCAGCGTAGTCTTTGTCTGCGGTTACGTACGGCCCAACACCAAGCGATTTTTCGCGTTCAAAGCGACGGTCAAAAGCCCCCTCACCTTCCCCCGCAAAATTGGTATCAAACGCCGTAAACTTGGCGTCTGAGCCGTGCCATGTGCCTTGCAATTCCAATTGGGCACAACCGTAAGCAAAGTTAACTAGGTCGCCCGCTTTAAGGCCCGAGGAATTTATATCAAATACCGCGAGCGCTTTCTTAAACGCATCGACCACCATTTTTAACCAGTTGTGTATGGCGGTTCGGTTAACGGCACCTGTTGGTTGGATACCCGCCTTAATAGCTTCTTCTACGGCGTACGCAATAATTTCGTCGTCTACTTGGTTAACGGGAGTTTCCGCAGCTTCTACACGGGCAAGCGCCGCTTTACCAATTTTGGACTCAATAGAACCGTCATTACGTTTAGCCCAGTTTTTAACCGTGGTGGAAATAGCGTTGTACTGCGCCGGATTAAAAAAGTTACGGAAACCGATGTGCGCTCCGACTTCGTGCAGCGTAACGCCGAGCGCCTCGCCCTTACCGATGTTGTCCGCAAATAAGAAGGCTTGTTCTTTGTGCACAAGCCCTTTAACATCTGACGGAACCTTACCTTTGGTTGTGGGGTACGCTTTTGTAAAGTCGTCAACGGACTTAAACACAGTCAGTTTTGCGGGTTTTTTATCGCTGTGCGTTTTTTCTTTTGGTATCACAATGCCTGCTTCAGCAAGCTCGGCTGTAACGCTCTCAACAGTAGACGCATTTGTCGGTTTACCGCGAGAAAATTCAACGCCTTCTAAGATTGGGCCAGACGCCTCTGCCTGACGCTGCTCTTCAGCTTCTTTGAGAGCCAGCGCATCTTTACCGGACTGCGCCTCTTCCACGCTCTTTCGTGCAGACGCCACTGCAGCGTTGGTTTCTTTCTGGCTCTTCGTGACTTCAGCAACAACGGCCTGTTTGTCGGCAACGGTTCCCTTGAGTCCTGCTTCCTGCTCTTGCAAGCCCTTGAATAGCTCCGTGTAACGGTTGCCTTTCTTTGCCTTGTTGTTGTCGCGCAAATACTGCATGCGGTCTTGCAAAGCTTTCAGTTCTGCACGGGCGCCCGCCAACTCGCTCAACGCCTCTTGTGCAACTTTTGCACGGTCAGAAGGACGCTTGCGCTCACCGGACTCAGATACTCGGCCAGTACGGACATCAACAACTGCACTGCCTGCCCTCGGTGCGGCAAGGGTCGCAGGGATTTCGCCAGCTTTCTCTTGGCGCTTTCTTGCAATCAAATCGTAGCCTGCGGCTTGGGCTTCATCAAAAGCTTTTTCAAGCTCAAGCTGCCCTTGTTCTTTGATCTCAGTCGTAATGCGCGGGGCGTTTTCGTACACCGCTTCTAGATCAACAGCAGCCTGACTACGTTTTGTTTTAAGGTCGGCAATCTTTCCCTTACCTTCGGCGGTCAGCTTGTTTTTCGGGTCTTGTAGCGTTTCCAGTTGGGCATCAAACGACCCCAGCTTGCTTCGGATGCCGAGAATGCGTTGCTTGAGTTCGGATACGTCCTGCGTTACGCGAGTACCCGGCAAGTCCATCCCCTCGCGCCCGCGTTGCAATGCTGTCCGCCATGTGGCCATTGGAGTGGCTTGGCTGGTAACAGCCTCTTCAACAGGTTTGGCCGGTTCTTTCAATTCTTGGCGTTGAGCTGCTTCAAACGCTTTGGTAAGTCTGTTAATTTTTTCTGTAGCTTTATTTGCTTCTGACAACAAAGACTCACGTACGGTGCTGTCGGCTACGTGTTGATTAACCAAACCATTGAGGTCAGTGCGTGCTTTGTCAACGGTGCTTTTAGCAAAACGTACTGCGGCGGTCAGGCGGTTAATTTCTTTAGTTAAAGAAGCTTTGCCCGCCAGCGCTTGTTTAAGCTCAAGCAATTCTTTGACTTTATTTGCGGAAAACACCGCGTTTAAATTTTCTCCTACCAACCCCATGTGGTCGCTAATATTTTTAATCGAAGTAGCGTTGGGGCTTGTTGAAAAGTATTTTGCTTTTTTCTGTTGTTCTTTCAAACGATCTAAAAGCGCGGTTCTTTCCGCTGGGTTTTTATCAGCAATTGCCAGTAAGCGATCAACTTGCTGTACCAGTTCTTTCTTCTGGCTTTCGTTAAGCCCCGCCATTTGTGCTCGAATATCTTTAAGCAACGTCACGCGTGCGGGGATACTTTGCAAAGCGGTTTCAAGCTCCACAACTTTACGCACCGCAGACGCGTACCACTCGGGTTCACCGCGCTCTTTGTCCGCACTTGCCAGCAAAGGCCCTGCTTTTTCTTTGGCCTTTTTAAGCGCGACTTCGGCTTGTTGGGCTGCGGTCTTGGCAGGTTGCAAGCTGTCCCGTACCGTTTGCAAAGCTGTTTGATTGTCAGCTTTTTGCTGCGCAATTGTTTCTTGCATCCCTTGCACGTTTTTGGAATCCAGCATCTTCTGGAAATTTTCCGGCGTGACACGCAACGTCTGGACTTCAGCTTCTGGAAAAAGAGCCCGTTGCTGTTGTGCGCTGGTTCTTTGCAAGTCTTCTGGTGTAGCGCCGGGTTGTGCGGCACTTTGACGGCCTTCCTCTTGTACCCTAATCATGTCGCCCAGTTCACGTACCGCAAACTGGTCTGGTAAGTTCCCCTCCATAACGCGCTGCACTTGCTCACGTGCCAGCGCCGTGAAGTCTTTGTTAGACGTGTTAGGCAGTGCGTCACGTAGTTGGTTCAGCAGTTGTACAGAAGCCTCGTTGGTCTTTGCTGTAGTAACCCCTGATTTTTCTTCAGCCAATAGCTGTGCAATATCGCTAAAACTTTTTACTTTTTCTGGCGGTTTAACCGTGTTTGTGGGTATTGCAGTAGTGCGTGTATCAAGCGTATTCAACACTTGGTCAATCATGTCCAACGTGTTTTGTTTGTCGTCTTCTGCCAGTTTTGGCTGTTCACGCAGATTAAGAGTTTCTGTAACAGGCTGTGGGCCAGTTGGACGGGCGTAGTCTGTTTGGCGCAGTTGTCCTTTTTCGTCACGCTCAAGCGTAGGTGTGGCTGACCGAGTTACGGTCTTTTCTTTCATCGTGCCTTGCGTGTCCTTCAACATGCGTTCGGCAGCGGAAGACACGTTCGTATAAATGTTGGTGCGCATTTGGTCTTGCAGTGCCGCAATAGCGCCTACCGGTGCACCAAACTGACGCTGCCCTATGGGAGCATTTTTAGGGATGGCTTGGCCCCAACGACTTTGCAGTTCGTTAAAACCTTCCATGACCCTTGCACGGGATTCCCCAATCTCCCATTTCGCCATAGGGGGCAAATTAAAAGCAGCGCGACGGGACGCAATCTCCGCCAGATGACTATTCAAATACGCCATCCTTGCAGTGTCCATTAGCGTGGACGACTGGTCTGCCAGCGTAATAGGCGGCTTGCCTGCGGCTTCGCGCTTTTTATTAACGTCTGTCAGACGTGCAGACACGTTGGCAGTGTCAGGACGCAGTTTAATTTTTTGCAATTGACCAACAAACGCCTGCAGCAACTCGCTTTGTTTATCAGCGTGTTGTTCTGCTTCAGCTTCTTGGGCGCGTGATTCGGGCAACTTACCTTCACCCAAAGCGGGCAAACGATATATTGGCTTACCCGACGCAGCGTTTTCTTCCTGCCTTGCTTTAATGTCTGCGACCTGATCGTTGAGCGAGCCAACAAGTTCCGCGTTTCGCGTAATTTTTGCAATGGCCAGTTGCGTTTGCAGGTCACGTAAGTGCGCCTGTTCGCCGCCAAGTCCCGACATTATTTGTCCGGGGGTAACTACGCTACCCGTAGGAAACGTGGCCAAGAGCTTATCAATCGTTTCTTTCTCAGCTCGGTGACGCAGTTCTTCATCCCGTTGCGGCTGCTCCGCAGCGGGGGTATTGGCTTCCGTTAGTTTTCGTTGTGTGCGGCGTTCTTGAATTTGTTGGTTAACGTATGCGTCGGACTCAGCTCTGGCAGCTTGTTGCGCTCCTTGACGTTGGTCTTCTAAATCTTTAGCTTTGCGTGCGGCCATTTCTTCCGCAGTTTCAGACGTTGCTTTGAACGGCTGCATTTCAATGGTCTGCTGGGTCGTAGGCACCGCTTGCTGCTGCAAGTTAAGAATGCTTTGGGACAACTTGGCTGCGGCGGGTACATCGCCCCTGTCTTTGGCTACGCCTAGTTTTTGTTGCAGTTTGGCAATTTGGTCTTCAACGGGCCTAGGTAACGCTTCAACATCTTTACGAGATTGCATCAGCGCGGTATTGGCTTGTGCGTACTTGGGCGCAAGATCTACAATTTCTTGGGGGCTAGCGTCTTGCAGTTGAGACTGATATTGCTGAACCAGTTGCTCCAACATCCGTACTTGCTGGCGCGGGTCTGCCTTCGGTTCTACTGCTGCTTCAGGAACTTGACGCTCCACGGGCTGGCCAAACATGTCCAAGTCAGGTGTAGCAGGCGCTGCTGCTTCGGGCACCAATGAGGGTTGCTGCAGTTGCGTTGTGTCTTCAATGGGTGCAGGAGCGGGGGTTGGCTCAGGAAGAAGGAACCGGCGGTACTTGCGGAACTCTGCGTTGGTTTCTTTCAGTACGTCGGCGTGCTCGGCAAGGGCTTTCTGGGTTTCGCGGTTGTCCTGCTTCTGGTCTTCCGTAAGCTTGACGCCCTTGCCTGCTCGGTGCATCTGCGCGTCCAACTCGACCTTGCGCTGCTCTGCCGCTAGGTAGTCTTGCTGCGCCTGAACCGCATACTCGGGAGTTTGCTTCTGGGCTTCTTCAACGGCTGCGGCTTGCTCTGCGGCCTGCGATGCTGCGGTGCGTGCCTCGACTTGCTTGGTGCGTTCACCCTTATCGAAACGTGTTTGCTCTTGACCGCGTTCAACGTACCGGCCTGCAGGGGCCAAGATACCGCCGAGGACAGCGCCACCGATGAAGTTGTCAAAATATTCTGCACGGGCATTTGCGTCTGTGATGTTCAGACCGGCCTGCATACGCTCAAACACCTGTTGACCTGCTTCGGTCAGACCCTCGATACCCATCGTCTTGCCGGTGGATAGCAGGTAATCAGCCGCCGTTTTCTTGATGCCTTCCTTGGCCAAGTCATTTGCGGCTTTGGCCGACAGGTTAACGCCTGCTTTCTCAAATATCTTGCCGAGGCCGGGGATCATACGCATACTCACGGTATCCAGCGCGGCTTGGGGGATGGACGCCAGCGCAGCGGCGGTCAGGTCAGTATCGCCCAGTTTCTTGCCTTCTTCGGTTTGGCGTACCAAGTTCGAAGCGGTGAACTGCCCCGCAGAAGCAGCGCCTGCGGCACCCAAACCAAGTGCCGTACCCGCAGTCGTCAAACCGCCCAAAATAGGGGCCGCAGCTAGTGCTTCAGGAAGCGCAAGTGCCGCAGCGCCAGCGGCAAGCGGAGCTGCCATCCAAGGCAGAGAGCCACCAGCAAGCTCGCCGATCTTAGTCAGCGGTGCTTCAGTCCAGCCCTCAGTGGTCGGGGCGTAGACTTTTTTCTTGTAGGCTTCCTGCTCGGCAATGTACTTCTCGGCTTCGGGAAGTCCCATGATGCCTGTACGGCCAGCGAGTGCTGCGCCAGCGCCTTTGACGTCTGAAATTGCGCCTTTGAGCGAGGGCATGAAGCCCGACTTGGGGCCTTCTTCGGGGGTTTCTGCCGCACCAAATGCTTTTGGGTACAGCCGTTGGGCCTCTGCAAAAGCTACGTTAGGGTCTTCTCCCTCACGCAAAGGAAACAACGATCCATCTGGTAGTGTGAGGGCTTTTGCCATAATGTCTTTGCAGTGTTGTACCGGGGGCGCGTCCCGGTTCTATTGCGCCTATCGCCTATTATTAACCACCCGGCCTTGCAAGTAAAGTCTGTTTACCAACATCGACCACTTTAGGCTTTGCAAATTGTGCTACGTATTCGGCTCTAGTTGGTTTAGGCCCTGCAACACCACCGCCCTTAACCCAATCAGAAAGTGCTTTGGCGTATTCTGCATCGACATTGAACTTGCCAGACCGGATTGCCACCAGCTCTTCCATACCTTGTCGGAGCTTGTCCGCTTGAGGCCCACCAGCGCCGAGAATACCTGCGACATGTTCTTCACGTCCCGGCATAGCCGCAATATCGCGTTGTGTCTGATTACTGGCGGCGCTTGTGCGCTCCCGGCTTGCACGATCTGCAGCGGATTCACGTGAATGCACATAGTTAGTGAATACGGCTTCAGCAGCCTTCGTTTTTACCCCTGTGGCTTCCTTGATACCCGCAATCGTCTCGTTATTAGATGCGATAGCACCTTCAGCGATAGTATGCTTGGCAGCCGTGATCTCTTTCTGAGACATATTGGTCTGGTTGAACTTGAGTTCGTCGAACGCATCTTTGGCGTCTTCGATCTTCTGGCGAGCGGCTTCAGACAGTTTCAGTCCTTCAGAGTACTGCTTGACGCCAGCGGTGGCGCCTTCAGCGAGCCCCGCCAATCCCCTACCGGTGGATTGCATCATTGCCAAGCCAGCGTTGATGAGCGACATGTTCAGGTTCTGGTCATCGGTCTTTTGCAACCGCGCCTCTTTGTCCTTGATGCGTTGTTCTTTGGGGGCAAGTAAACCGGCCAAGCCTGCTTTGCGCTCTTCTGCACCGGCAAGCTCTTCTTTCCCTTGGGCTTCACGCAGCTTGGCGTTTTTTTCGTGTTGCGCTGCGTAGGGGTCGTCTACTTGGCCTTTCGGCATGAGGCTGGCTTGCAGTTTTTGAAGCTCTGTAATTGACATCGGGCCTGCACCGGGAGCCGTAGTAGCGCCAGCACCAGCGGAGGGGGTAGCCCCCCGTTGTCCCACAGGAGCGCTAACAGAAGTCAGCGTTGGAATTCCACCGGGAGCGCGAATATCTCCGCGACGTGTAGCATCTGTGGGCATCGTCGCCACGGATGTAGGGGCTTCGCCGAGCGACGTTCGCTTGCCTTCAGTACCATAGTTGACGTTGTAGTTTTCCCACTTTTCTGCGGTTTTGTCGCGCATCATGTCTTTGAACTTTGCCGCGCCTTCTCTACCCAACGTGGAAACAAGCTCACCAATCGACATGTCTTCGTACGGCGTAGTGTCTGGAAGCAACCCTTGGTTCGGAGCACCGCCGCCGCCGTATGGGGCATAAGGGGTGTAACCAGCACCCGGCACAGTTTCCATGAACGCGCCTGCTGCAAAACCGGGGATGTCACCGCCATCGGCAAAAGCCACGATGCCTCCGCCAGCCATCTTCTGCATGTTGGGGGCAGGCAAAGCACCGATGCCTGACTCTTCGGGTAAACCCTGAGCCATTTGCTGCACAACTTGCTGTGCTACCGGGGGTGCGGCTTGCTGTTGCTGCGCTGCGCCAGCAGCCTGCTGTTTTTTCTGTATGTCACTGGCCGCTTTGGCAGCGAGGAACTTCATGGTGTCGTTCTGGTTTGCGGCAGCGTACTGCGCCAGTTGCTGCGGTGGCATGGCCACCAGTTCAGCAATCATCTTGTTCATGCTAGGGTTGAGGATAGACATGGTATTCCTTATGCCATCTTGCTGAGCATCAGCGCTTGCAGTCCAGCCGGTTTCTTGGCCTTGATCGCGCCGCCTTTTGCAGAACCTGTGGCCTTGTTGTACGCGCCGTACAGACCGGCGGCTGCGGTTCCCAAACCGGCTACTTGGTTAAGCGTCGATGGGGGTTGTGTGTACATGGTGGAGCCGAGGCCAGACATGGGGGAACCGCGCACAATATCGGACATGAAGCCAATCTGCTTGTACGGGTAGTTCTGCTCCGCTGCATAGTTTTGCTGGCCGACGTTGAGCAAGTTCTGCACCTGCTGCTGCTGTTGCCCACCCATCTGACCTTGTATGCCTAGGTTGTTTGTGGTCTGCCCGTACAGGTTTTGGCCTTGGGAGCCAAGCGCTGCGTAGCCTTGCAACCCCATCTGGCGCTGCGTATTGAACTGGTTCTGAGCGTTGGTGAAAGCCGCTTGGCTACCCTGCGCTTGGATGTCGCCCATCTGTTGGCCAAGGTTGCGCTCGCGCTCAGCACGCATGATGGCGTCTCGGCTACCGCCCAGTGCGCCGGAAGAAGTTGCCTGCCCCGCCTGCTGCGTACCTTGAATGCCAGACTGGCGTTGTGCTTCGCGCTTCTGGATGTCCACCACGCTCTGCATGTACGGGTTCATGTACTGCTGCGCGGCATTCTGATCGAACGTCTGGCCAGACAAGCTCTGCAGTCCCGCAGCAGCATCCGTAGAGTACTGGTTCTGACCTAAGCCCTGAGCGCCTGTGAAAGCGGTTTGCTGCAGGGGGTTGAACTGCGCGACCTGATCGCCGGTTAGACCTTGCGATTTTGCCCAGTCCGCGTAGCTTTGGTATGGGGTGGCGACCGCCTTAGCAGCACCGGCCAAGACTCCCTCGCCGTATGGTGCGAGTTGAGGCGCAAAACCTACCTGTTGTTGGATTGTTTGGTCTGTCATGACTGTTCCTTATGCGGGTAGGTGGCGATCAGCTTTGCTGTTCTTCGCCACTTGGTTTTTACCTGTTGTCTTAGCGCGTCCGGCTTGGATGCGTGCCATCATTGCGTACAGTTGCTTAGCGCCTGCCTCGGTGGAACCGTTACCCAGTTCAGACACGATGCGGGCTGGAACCACAAACTCTCCGTCTGCCAGACGTGCTGGTTGGCCTTTGCCGATTGTAGCTGGGATGCTGTCAGAAACACCATCTCCGGGGCCCTTGAGCAGTTGACCGCCGTCAGAGTAGCCGCCCAGCGAACCGAGCCCGCCAGATGCCAGCGCCATGAGGCCACCTTGGGCATGTTTTTTAGCGGGGTGGTAGTTGAACTTGCCTTTGTGGAAGAACCCGCCTACAGCGTTAGATCCAGATCCAGATCCATCGCCAGATCCAGATCCATCGCCAGATCCAGATCCATCGCCAGCAGATCCATCGCTAGCAGCTCCGTCGCTAGCAGCTCCATCGCTAGCAGCTCCATCGCTAGCATTATCCGAACCCGAGATACCGGGGGCATCTCCCATACCTAGCCCGGAACTTGTGTCGCTGGTATTGCCTATACCTTCGCCGGGGGCGCTTGGATTGTCGGCGCCTTCCATACCGGGGGCCGTACCCATACCTAAGCTCGAACTCAACCCCGCATCGCGACCTTCATTGCTGTAGTTAGGGCTAACTTGTGATGCAAGGGCATCTGATAGGCTGGTAAGCCCAAAGTTACCTAGTGTTGCCGCAGCAGAATTTGCCATAGAGGCAAGCCCTGTTGAAGGTGAGCCGTCAGTAGTAGAACCTGTAAAACCTTGGCCAGACACGTTTGCACCAGCGTTGTTGCCGCCACCGCCTTGTTGGCCAGCAGCTAAAGACGCCAGTCCTGCATCCGCAGCAACAGGGTTCGGAACCCAGTCGTAGGAGCCCGTCTCCTTGTTTATCACGTAGTGCCCGCCAGTGCGAGTGGCCAAGTCCAGTGGTGCAATTGCGTCCGCTGGCCCAGCGGTACCAGTGCCTTGATCGTGATAGAACAACATTGGGTTCTCAGCACCAGTCTTGCCCATGAGGTAGTCGTAGGCTTTCTGGGAGTCCGTACGGGTGTCATTAGGGTTACGCATCACAGGCGTGCGCGGGCGAACACCGCCAAAAGAAACGGCAGGTGCGCCTGCAGAGGTAAGTCCGGCGGCTGGGGTGGTAGCCCCGCCTGCGTCTACGTGGTCATACTTCTGGGTCGTCTCATTGAACACGAGATAGCCGCCACCAAACGGGTCTGGTTTAACCGCGCCGCCGTCAGCGTACTTGACGGGGTTGCCCACGCCGCCAAAGGTAACAGCGGACTGACTACCAAACTGATCCACGGGTACGGCTTCAACTTGCTCAAGCGCACCTGTCACGGGGTTTTTCTCGTAGCGGCGGATGTAGCCTTTGTTCTTGAGCGCGGTTGGGCCGGAGTCTTCCTCCATAGAACCCATAAGCACGGGGAGCGCAGCGGCACCGAGGGCGTACTTGTTGTCTTTCAGGAAGTCTTTGGCTGCGCCAAAAGAGCCTGTGGCGGCGTCGAACCCCGCACCTACATTTGGTGATGCAGCTTGTTGGATAGCGGCTACACGCGCTTCGTCGCTTAGTCCGGCTTCCACGGCAGCCGTATTCGCAGCGTTAGCGTTGGCAGCTCCGCCCATTGCACCCAAAGCACCTGTCAGACTGGCCCCGCCGTACGCACCCAAGCCTGCCTTGATACCCTCTGCCAAGTTTCCAGAAGTGAGTCCAGCCAAACCACCGACCATGCCCGCAGCAGTCATCGGGTCGATAGCGCCGCCGGAGAAGAACGAAAGCCCCGCGCCGGCAATTGCCGGTACGAACTTGTTCACTTCGCCGAGACCAATGTCGTCAAGGAAGTTAGCCTCTGGCAGACCCGTCTGGGGGTTGACCGTCAATGAGCCGCCGTAGTTCTGTGCAAGCGCCTGCAGCCCGGAGACTTCCCGAGGGGTGACGTGCATCAGCATGGAGTCGCCGTTGCGACCCTGAGAAGCTAGGTGGTTGGCGGTGTGTTGGTAGTTCATGTTTTTACTTTCAGTACGTTGCTTGCCGAGGTATCGTAATAGATGTCCCCAACGCGTAGATTGGCGAGATCGGCTTGAGTTGGCAAACTGGGGGTAGACGCTCCGGCATTTGGTGCAAAACTAAGCCCGGACACCATATCGCTGCCGTTGAACTGAGATGCTGCGGCAACAGGCCCAGCATTGTCTAGCTGGCTGAAATACAACCGCAGTACGTTTAACATCTGGTTAATCATTACCGGGTCGTACTCCGCTGTGGCATTGGGTAGCCGTGGGGCTACTACATTCTTCTGTGCCATATCAACGCCTTCCGTCCGGGCGAATATCAATACGTGGTGCACCTAGTTGCCACTGGGTACCAACCTTATTCGACTCAATCCTCATAGACATCTGACGCCCGCGCACGCGGATATTCAACTGCCCGGTAAAGGTGTCTAGGTCAATCGGGTATGTCTGCGCGGTCGAGGTGACCGTTTGCGTTGCCTCACTGCCCATAGCAGCAATAGCAGTGTAGATAGACGCCGGGTTCGGAGTGTATCCAAGCGGTTCTCCAGTGGACAGCTTAAGGAACCCAATTGCGTCCAGCAAGCTTATTACACCATCTCCATTCAAATCGTAGTACAGGTCTATGGGCAGCAAGCCCACCACCATCTTTTCCACAATTACAGCCGCGTCGTAAAACGCCGCTGCTTGCTCTGCTGATGGGAACAATGGGTTGTATACGCCCCCTACAGATTTGGGGTTGTTGTACCCCGAACCTGAGTTCTGCAGGGGTTGGAGCTGGATCGTCAAGCTGGGCGTAGTGCCGTCAGTAGACCCACGGAAAGTCAGGTCAGGCAGCATCCGCCACACAAACGCAAAGTTGTGGCCATCCCCAATATCAAACTGAGACGTTTCGATCCACGCGTTTATAGCGACCGCCGTACCGGTAATGTTGTCGTCAACACCATCTTCGTGATACACCAAGTTCCGTGCGTACGTTGCCGCCATAGGGTAGTCCCTTAGCGACGAGTCTAGCCATGCAGTGCGTCCCATAGAGCCGTAGTACCAAACATCTTCTGCGTAGTTGTACACCACATACCGGTTAATAACCTTACTATTTGCCGTGCAGTAGAACCACCAGACTTCATTGAAGCCCTCATTGGTGCCGGAAAAAATCTGGCTGAACTGTGTGCGGTTTATATCGTCGTAGATGAACTGCCGCAGATCGCAGCGTAGGGGTTGAACTCGACCGTCGTACTTATAGAACTTGTCTTGGCCCATCCAGTAGGCTACACCACTGGAATACGTGGCTGCGTTCAAGCTGACAATAGAGATATTGTCCGACAAGATTTGGGAACTCCAAACATAAGGAGCGCCTAGGTACTGCAGGGAGTAAAGTGCTGCATCAGTGAATACCAAAATCTCTTGACGGGATTGAAGCACAGCCTGAATCTGCGAACCGTGGGAGAGCCGAATACTACCCGACTGGTTGGTGATTGCAGGCGTCCAGTTAGTCAGGCTTTCTTGGTCAGACCAGCGTACCAGCATCGGGTCGTACGTGGTACTCAAGTAGTCGTTGGTACCGAAGGCAAATGTAAAGTCACTCGCGTCTGACACAAGCAGAGTGTTCTGCGTCAATGGGACATCCGAAGCGCCTGCAAGTACTGATACCGGAATAGCCCGGATGGATACAGTCTGCGTACCGGAGCCTGCGGAGGACGTGTTGATGGCTACGCCACCAGAAGTCAGGGACAAGTTAAACGTAGTATCCGTTAGGTACTTTACATAGTACACAGTGAACGGTTTCAACGGGAGTGGCAGTGCGCCCGTAGTCTCAAACATGATGGCTGAGTCATTGGGTAAAGCTACCAACGGCGACACAGCACCGGTAGGCAAAGACAATGTGACGACGGCGGGGGACGCGTTGGTGATGGCCGCAACTGTTGGGAAAGCTAAGTTCGGCGCTGTCGTGGCATTCCACATGTACATAGCACCCTGTTTAACGCCAAATAAAAGGTTCTCGCCAAAGTTATATTGCGTCCACAGAGTATTCCCGCGTGTCCTCGTTACCTGCCCAATACCGCCCCAATTACCTGCACCCCAATAGCCAGAACCCCAACCTAGAACACCCGCAGTAGTAGTCGTAAATGCACTTAGCAAGTATGAGGCGTAGGCAACGGAGCCGCCACCGGTACCGGAAACTGCCGCAGCTATGGTGTACGTGGTTCCCGTCGGCACAGATACGACTTTGTACTGGCCACTGATGGCCAAGCCAGATACGCCGTTAAAAATAACATAGTCGCCCACTGCGGGGGAATAGGTAGCATCGGTTACCGTAACGGTCGTGCCATTCCCGGTAAAAGGGTCTGTACCCAAAATATGCGTGCTGGCGATAGGCGTGGTGTCGTAATACGCACCAGTCTGAGAGACGTAAAACTTCTCTTCCGTACCTACACCGATCAAATTAGCGCCTGCCAGCGTCGTCCAATTCCACAACGAACGGCAGATGCCCTCAAACGTATTGCTAGAAAGCTGTGTCCAGCCGCCTATTTTCTCAGGTGTGCCTTGGCGGAAACGAACTAGGTTCGACTCATAGTAGCCGCCCTCGTTGGTCAGGCGCGTATTCTCCCGGTTCACGCCACTTTTCAACACAATTCTTTGTAATGGCATGTTAGAATTCCAGTTCTACAAGGAGAACACTATGTTTGTGTACGTTTGGAAAGATGCCGCCGGAGTCCCGTTTTACGTTGGTATGGGGCAAAACATTCGCCGCCCAAGCCCAAAAAGCCTCGGCCACCGCAACAAAGCCTGCGCACTTAAAGTGCAGGGACTCGGGGCAGACAGTGTAGTTATTGAACTTCATACAGTGCCTGATGTTACCGCAGCAAGGGCTTTGGAGCAATCGCTTATAGCCAAGTACGGTCGTGTTGTCGATGGGTCTGGAACCCTTACTAACCTATCTGTAGGGGGAGAATTCCATGAAACTGCCGAGAGCACCAAGGCGCGTTTAAAAGCTTTGTGGGCGGACGAAGCGCACAGGGGAAAAGTTATAGAGGCCAAGACTGGAAAAACACGGGTACTCCAAGAAAGCACTAAGGAGTTTTTACGCCAAAACGTAGCTGCCAACCCTGCTATGAAGGGGTGGGGCGAGCGTAACGGAATTGACGCCGAGTTTGATGCGAAACGAATTGCTGGAATACAAGCCGCCCAGCCCAAACGTGCTGAAAAGATGCGTGACCCCGTAGCACTAGCCCAGCGCAAAGAGCGCCTTAAGGCCACGCTCAATTCTCCTGAGTACAAGGCTAAGCGGGCCATTTGGGATACCCCGGAGTACCGTGCAAAGTTGTCGGAGAATAAAAAGGCATACTGGGCTACGAAAAAGCTCGCGTCCCAGACCGGTCAATAATAAGAGCCTGTCGGCGAGGTTTTAGGGCTGCAGAGTTAGGCACGCTGATGTGCGTCCAAGCATCGAACTCACGGATGATCTGGTCAAACGGCAGGTTGGCAGCGAGGACTGCACGGACAACTGCATCAGGGGTCATACCGGGCACACGGATGTCTGCAGCGCAACCCAGTCGGTGCTGAGAGGTGTCTTTAGAACCAACGGCGTCATTGACCGCTTTAGATCGGAACGCAGAGTTGACCATGAGGGGTTTACCTATAAGCACCACCTTGACCAGCTCCAGAAACTCAGCCAGTCGTTGAAGGTTGGCTTTCTCTTGGTCATTAGGCGTGTTGTCCAGCGTGCGGTGGTCGGTGTGGGTCAGCTCCTCAAGGGAGAAGTGCTCGGTCATTTCAGGATTTCCTTAGCCATTACGTCCGACTTGTCCTTGCTGGATTTGCTGGAGCCGTAGAAGAAGCTGATGATCGTGGCCACGGCAGTGCCGAGCAGGAAGCCCAGAATGATGTTGCCAAAGTCCTTGCCGCTGGCTGGAACTGTACCAAATGTTATAGCGAAGAAGTAGGCCATTGAGCCTACCGACCAGAACCACGCGAACCAGTAGATGAAGTGCTTGGCAAACTTGTCCTCTTGGTTGAGGGCAGTCTCCTGCATGTGACGGGCGCTGTCCCGGTCTTGGTTCTCCAGCTCGAACTGACGTAGGTCTAGTTCAGCCAGTTTGGTCGCCGCTTCCGGGTCGCCAGCGATGGCTTTAGCCACAGCTTCCACAGAATCTTCAACGCCAAATTTACTAGCAATAGCAGACACAGCAAGACCACCGAGAGGCCCGCCAACAGCAGTAGCAACGGCAGGAGCAATACCTTTGAGAAGGTTGAGTAGAGTTTCCATATCATCTCCGAATGAAGTCAACGTATTCCATTGTGCCCCAAGCGACTAGGGTAACGAGGGCCGCAGCAGCCACGGCGAGGAGCACCAGCTCGATGACCTCTTCAATCTCCTTCTTGCGCTTCGCTTTGGCCTTGTCCATAGCTATTTCCTCAGATTTGCGTTTGGCTACGATCGAGTTGCGCTCAATCATGATGGCCTGCCAGACATCGGCGTGCCCCGTCCAGATCATGTGCTGCTTAAGCTCGTTCTCGGCATCCTGCAACTGCTTGGCGTGCATCACCGTCTCAAAGGCCCTTGCGGTATCGGACTGGCCAAACGTGCTCTTCTTGGGGTCGGCTGCGGCTTTGGCCACAACGTCCTTCGCCTCAAAGAACTTCATCAAATCACCGCTGATGCCCTGTAAGTCCTTGCCCATCTTAATAGCGGCTTGGACTCCCTTGATAGCTGCTTGCGCAGCCGCAAAAGCGGTGATCGGGTCGATCATGGATGGGCTGCTTTGTACTCGTCGAACTTAGCCTTCAGCTCTTTGATGGCATTTACCAACACCGCAAGCAAGGCCTGATCGTTGAAGCGCAACTTATCCATGTCGTCCGCATCCACGATGACGGGAGTATCACCTTCCAGCTCCAACACGTCCTGCGCCTTGAAGCCGTAACGTACAGGGCCGTGACCTTCCGTGGCGTCGCGGTTTTCCTTGTAGCGGTACGCGGTTGGCTGCAACTTGGACACAAAATCCAAGCCGTGCGGGACATCGGCAAAATCTGTTTTATCTCGTGCATCGGATACCACCGTCCAAGCCACTTGAATGTAAGCGTTGGTTACAGACGTAGAGCCCATGACAACCCGGTCATTATTTGCCTGAACATTAAACGCAGGGGAGTCTGCACCCGCCGAGGTATACGTCCCAACAATAACATTCCCAGAACCAGTAGCTAAGTACCCGGCCCCATTACCAATAGTGGTGTTATAGTTACCGGAAATGTTACTCGATAGCGTCAAGTAGCCTACTGCTACATTGTAGGTACCCGTTGTATTTTGCTGAAATGCTTGTGCGCCTACTGCTACATTGTTGGTTCCCGAAGTATTAGATGCTAAAGCGTTTGCGCCAACTGCTACGTTACTTACTCCTGTACTGGCTGCCAAAGCGTTAAACCCAACCGCAGTGTTGGCAGACCCCGTTGTATTAGCTGCTAAAGCGTTTGAGCCAACTGCTACGTTACTTACTCCTGTAGTGTTTGCAGTAAGTGCGGATGCCCCAACAGCAGTTACATTAGTAGCAGTACTAGCTTGAAGTGCTAGATACCCCACCGCAGTATTGAAGTTAGCCCCTACTGCCGTCTGTAGCGCATTATTACCTATTGCCACATTCCCAATCCCGGTACAACTTTTTAATGCGCTATTGCCAATTGCTATTTGGTTGGTACCTGTACTAATAACTCCAGCAACTACTTTTACATAATCTGTACCGTTCCAAGCAACGATAGTGTGTTCACCGTCAATTAAAGTAACGCCCGTAGTTGGGGTCACGCCGCGCACTGTGAGCAAAAACCCACCAGTGCCCGCATTGTTGATTAGGTAGTACTTACTGGTGACCGGCAAGTTCAGGTTGTGTGCCGCAGTTTTAGCGCCGCTGATATTCAGGATGGCGTATTGGGCAGTTGTTGCGCCGATGTTCGTCACCGTGCTAGTGCCCGCTGTTTTTGTTAGCGTAACGTCAGCAGTGGTGATGGAGACAGCTAGGCCGCCAGCAATGGCGATGTCCATGTAGGAGGTCAAGCCATTGTCTACAACATCACCCCAAGTACCCGACTCAGTGCCGGTAGTGATGATGGGTAGGCTTAATAGCGCGGTAGGTGTAATCGTCATGTGTTACCTCAATTTGTTACTTCTTGCCAGTCTGCACCTTGCTCGGTGTCTACGTCGCCCCAGTTAGGGCCTTGCTCGGTACCGACGGGTTGCCAATTAGCGGGCTGCGCATCGCTCACTTGAGTCCAGCCTGCCGCCTGTGTATTTGGCACGGTTCCCCAATTTGCGCTCTGCGCACTGCTTAGTGTACTCCAGTTAGGAGTCTGCGTGTCAACTACGCCCTGCCAGCCTGCAGCCTGAGAATCGTCAATACCCGTCCATCCCGGAGTCTGCGGGTTGGAAATTGGTGCCCAGCCGGGGTTCTGTGCATCGTTGATACCGGCCCAGTTCGGGGTCTGGCCGTCCGGTATTACCGCCCAGTCAGCGTTCTGCGCATCGTCAATGATGTCCCAGAAGGATTTTGTAACCCCAAGGACGCCCACGTTACCGGTGGCCTGCACGCCCTGAAGGACAAGCGCTTTGACCGCTGCGATATACCCTGCGGCGGCTTCAGAAGTTACACCTGTGAGTGCGACCGTACGGTTGTTGCCTAGATTACCCGTTGCGCCTGCGGCAGTTACGGCAGTTACGCCATTTAATGTTCTAAACCCAGTATCCCCTACCTCGCCGATGATTACTAGGCCATCACCACCCCAAACATCAGACCCCCAAGAACTTTTGCCCCATCCACCACCAATGGCCACAGTGGAGTTGGCAGCAGGAGTACCAGCAGTACCCGAAGCAACTACCCCCGTAAGTGCTATAGCACGATCTACAGTTGGGGTTCCAACAGAACCAGAGGTTTCAACCCCTGTGAGCTGCGGTACAAACACAACGGTGCCAACTTCACCAAAAATGCTAGTTCCTGAACCCCAAGCCCCTGCGCCCCAAGCGCCCGTGCCCCACCCGTCACCGATAGCAACAGTAGAGTTAGCAGCGGGAGTACCTGCAGCGCCCGAAGCACTAGCACCTGTGAGAGCAAAAGACTTACTGAACCCCAGTTGGCCAACAGAACCAGAAGCTTCAACTCCTGTGAGCTGCGGTGCAAACACAATAGTGCCCACTTCACCTGTAGCCGCAGATGTAGCACCGCCCCAAACACCTGCACCCCAAGCACCTGTGCCCCAGCCCGGAACGATAGCTACTGTGGAACTAACTGCGAGTTGGCCAACTGCACCAGAAGCACTAGCACCTGTGAGTGCAAAAGACTTGCTGAACCCCAGTTGGCCAACCTCACCAGAAGCTTCGACCCCCGAGAGTTGAGGAGCATACGCAACCGTACCAACTTCACCTGTAGCCGCAGATGTAGCACCGCCCCAAACACCTGCACCCCAAGCACCTGTACCCCAGCCCGGAACGATAGCTACTGTGGAACTAACTGCGA